CCGAGAGCCCGGAAAAGACCGCCGCCGGCATTGACGGCGGCGGGACGTTAATCAATCCCCAGGCGGTAAGTGCCGGGATGCTTCCCAGGCCATTGGCGAAAGCACCCATATGCTCGCCACTTTATGGACCCGCGCATCGGACATCGCTGGCCCGATACTCAGCAGCGAAGCCATAAGTAACAGCAGATACACTCCTTTTCTCTTCATCTCGGTGATTCCTCATCGTTGCGCACGGAATGTAGTGCCGGCTTATGTCGTTCAATCATCGACAGGCAGCCTACCAGTACAACGATAATGGCCCCGAAGATCAGGCTGACGACGTTGGCGCCAAAGGCAGGCAAAATAAACCGCCAGAAACTTACACAACTAACGGACATGGCCGAAGAGATATTGTCGCAAATTGATAACGGCGCTGAAGAAGGCGATGAAGGGCTAAAACCGATGATCGGCGACTGGAACAGCCGGGTTATCCACCCACAAACATTCTCTGATTTCCGGGATTTTTCCTCATGGACCAGTGCAAATAACTTTACCCGGATGGCATTTAATCAGGAAAAATTCATTACGGATTAAATCTGGGGTGAGCTCATTCAGATAATCAATTTCATGTACAGTGCTGAAGGTAAGGAATCTGAACACAGCCAGGCTCTGGATTGCTGGAGAACAAGGTTGATGCCAATCCGTCCGACCTCATCGACTGGCCTACTGATGAGGAGGGTATGATTCTACATATAACGTTCAAACTGCCACGCTGCGATGGCCACCAGCATGCACAAAACGATGAGGACAACGCCCAGCACCCTGCGTCTCGAACAGAGAGCCACCCCTGCAGAAAGACCAAGTAATGTCAGCGTGACGGGCCAGCCAGCAATTGCCGTCAGGTAGGCCACAATCAGGTAGTCCTTTATCAATTCACTTTCCTCTAACTAGATTGTCTGGTCGAACCGATGGCCGCCAGTTGGCTAATTCAGTCTGGCGTTCCGTTTTCTGTTCTACAGGCAGTGGGAACACGTAGAGATGATACGCAAAGATGCCACCTGACACCTCACCATTTCACGGAGCTGAGCGATAAATTGACGCCATTTTTGCAGAAGATGTCCCAAATATGTCCCACGAGGAAAAATCAGCGACTGGAGGAAGTTGATAACTGTTGATTTTGAATGGTACGCCCTACAGGGTTCTAACCTGTGACCTACGGCTTAGAAGAAAGTAGAGCGTTAAATAACTCACTGTAATCACACATGTTTACCGCGTTCGCATCCGGTTTTGTGTCGTTTCGTGTCGTTTGAATACATCCCTGTCTTTATCGTGCATTCCTGTCACGCCACAACTACGACACACCCATTACGCGAATTCTTCCAGGATCAGGATGCCATCCGCGCCATCGCCGCCGGTATAAGCCGTGCTGGTAAACCCGAGGTCATACGCGCCACCACCACCGGAGCCGGGAGCTGCGCCAGCAATAACGGCCCGATCGTCACGTGGGCGACTGATAAGGAAATCGCCAAAGAATTTGTAGAGACCACTCTAAAAGACGCCTGGGAGACGGCTGACGACTGGTTTGTGTGTTGAGTTATGGGTATAGTGCGCCCCGACTGTACGGCATGAACACCTGCAGTTACCCTACTCGGCAGGTCTTATATACGGCTGCCGGGTGGGTTTTTACATCAAATCCTCACCCAGCCTCATGCAGTAGGCTATCCGGGAAATCTTTATAAATCGTCTTCACCCCCTCCGAGCACATAGGCCACAGACACAATGTTTTAACTGCTCAGACCAGAAATATCTGGAAGCTTTAGGCATCTTCTTGGAAGATAGATGAGCGCAAAGACGCACACAGCAATGATGTTATGTAGTATTTTCCCCTTGAGTGTGCCTGCTCAAGGGGATTTTTTATCGCCGTATTGTACTGGCAAATATTTGTAAATCGTCTTCACTCCCACGCCTGTCACATCGGCCACACGCTACTGGACAGGCGCTTAGTCCGGTATGTTTCTCGCGCTACGACTGCTTACGTTAACGTCTGGTAATGATCTAGCGGCGAGACGTAAAGCGGCGTTGAAAGCAATTATAGTGACCGGCCGGCGTTGGTACTTCACACGGTTAGAATGACTCTGAAATAAATAAACATCTTCTGGATAGCGTTCTCTTCTACGAGCAATCATCGCCTCCACTGGAGGGGTTGATTTAACACGTAGCTCCTTCAGGTGACCCTGTTTTCGTATCAGTATCAAGTCACCATCAATATCATCATATCGAATACTCAGCAGCCTTCCAGCGCTTAAACCCGTGTGAAAAATTAACGCCCACAAGTCAGCCCATGTATCTGAGATGGAAACAAGATTGCTGTTAATAGTTAAAAATTGCTCAAAACTTATTGTTTTCTTACCGTTCACGAACAAACCAAACTGTTTTCAAAGCTGAATGAATTGATTAAGCCAAACGTAACATATCAGGAAAAGTAGTGAAATCTTTGTCTTCAAGTCGCCGGGAGGTACTTGTAGATTGTTTTCACGTCCACGCCTGTCACATCAGCCACCTGCTGCCGGGTAGCGCCGTTCTCCAGCATTCTGCGGCACCGCTCCACCACTTCTTCAGTCATTACCCGGCGACGGCCGCCGACTCTCCCCTGCTCCCTCGCTGCGGCTAACCCGGCTCGGGTACGCTCCACAATCAACTCGCGCTCCATTTCCGATATGGTGCTCATCACGCACATCGATGGTGATTTGCTTATCAATCTCTCTAAGCAGGAACATCAGCGTTCCCCGTTGCGCGGTATAGTCATCCGGTGATGTGGCTGTTAGGTCAACGGTCACATAGTCGATCTGTACCTGCTGAGTGCTGGCCTGGGACAGCCGCACGGTAAAAACTGATTTTCTGGTCATAGTCGCGCGCCTTTCTCCGGTCATCTTTGATTTTGAAATAAAGGTTGGTGAAGTAGGTCAGCAGCCCGAAAGCGATACTGGCAAGAACGCCGATCGCCGCCCACTGGATCGGGATGACTTTATCAAGGAGCTGGAGCAGCCAGTAACCGCCGCTGCCAATAGAAGTGACGTAGGAGGCCCCCGCCGCTACGTCTGAAAGGTTGTTCATTCGCATGCCTTACCCCCGCGGGGTTCACTGTGTAGTGCTATGAGGGTAAGGCGTTAATCAGGTCGGAATCCTGACTATTGGTATCTGCGTATTCCGACCTAAACCGACCAATAATGGCGGGATATTTTATTAGCACGGCTGTATTCTGATATATGACAGCTCCCCTCCTGCTACTGTTGTCACCGACTGACCTGTATTCTGGAGGAAATAGATGCTTAGTTTTTGCCCCGCAGCCTTTTTTTTATGAGATATAGCTAATCATCTGCATTCCCAGATTTGTTCTGTGACGCGAGATAATGCGCCTCGGCCAGCGCCCGCCAACTCCCACCGAGCCCCTCTTTATATGTTACGCTGCCATCGTCATTGACGGTATATAGCGATGACAGCTCCACGTCTTCAGTACTGTTCGTCATGTTTACCCCAGCTTGATTGTATACGTTCCAGCAACAGCGAATGTGATTGTCGGCTGGCTGTTGGATGCCCATGCCGCCGTGATATTGCCCGCTGTAGACTCCACGATAACCGTGCCGGCCACGGATGATGTCGCATTTGCCTTGGCGATTCTGATTTCAGCGTACGGCGCATCAGCACCTCTCCCTCCGGCCCGTATTGTGTAGATGCCACGGGCTTCCGCGACCCATGACGGGAATGTGTACGTCCCTCCAGCTCCGACTGTTACTTCACAGCGAGCGCTTGACGGGCGAATCAATGAGTCTGCTGCAAAATTTCTCCCGACAGTATTTGGGGCATTTGTGCAGTCGATAAACTCACAGTTAACGTATTTTGCATTTAAGTCAGTCGCGGTAAACGTACAGCCCACGAACGTGCATGATTTAAACGTCACCAGGGTTGCATTGGTTGCCGAAATTAAACTCGCATAGCCACGGATTACGCACCGCTCAAAGTTAACAGCTCCCAGCGCATTCTGGGTAACCATCGCCCCAGCGTATGTATCAGCAATCATCGTACAGGCGATGACGTCCGCGATGGTTTTACTCGCCCCGTTACCAAAGGTACCGAAATAACCGATGCTGTGCGTGCTAACAATCGCGCTATGAACTCGGTCGTTCTGAGCGTAAATAGCGGCATTTTCTGTAAGCTGACAGTTGTCTACGCCGAGGTGAATCGCGGTCCCGGCCGACGGCAATGAAATTGCCCCATCGTGGCGGTTTGCCTGCAGGTGAATTGAGTTTCTATAGTTCGTTACGGTGCTACCCGTAACGTCCGCCAGGTCCCTCAAATTCCCGCTGAAATAGTCGCCAACTGACGCCAGGAATCTGCCGCCATCGTTATGAATCGCACCAAGAGCTGACGAACTTGAAACTCCTGCTGGGTTTAGCCCCTTGTTGTCGATATAGTGATTTCCGACAGAAAAGTATCGAGCGCCAGAGTTCCATACTGACCTGACCTGATTCTCACGGAATGTGCAGCCAATATCAGTACCTACCGCTGCCTGGGAGATACCGTGCCCGATGCCGTTTCCGTAATAGTTCAGACCAAAAAAATGTGAGTTGCTGGCTGCGTCTTCCCCCTCCTGCCACATACACGCGTTGGCGCTGGCCTTGGTCGCATACGGCAGGCCCAGCAGGTTAATGAACGCCCATTTAGTATCGTTCGCCTGGTCGTTATCGGCCAGGTCTCCCGAATAGACCACGCTGCCGTCAGGGGAAACGGAGCGGACGTACCCACCAATGAACATGCATTTTTCAGAGAAATCCCCAACTATGAGTGGAGATTTAGAATAACCCACCGGATAACGATACTGGAAATCGACTTTCAGGTTGGTTGACAGGATATTCTTACAGGTACCCAGGGCATATGAAAAAACATCACCACCCCTGAATACGATGTCGTCAAATTGAGAGTCCTCAGCGTAGCGTATCCAGAGCTGACCATTTTTACTGGTAGCCTGATTAGTGCCCGGCGTCAGATCTGAATTATCAACAGTAAATTTGCCTATGTATCCTCGTTTAATGTAATCCGCAAAGATGTGGTCACCAACACCAGTCGTCGGCATCTTCAGTACCGTAGCGCGAGCGTCCTGACCCCGGATACTGAAATCCTCTAACGCGCCATCATCAGCAGAAATTCCGCGATTTCGCAGCCATCGCTTTGCTGAAAAAACACCCGTAGGAATAACAAATTTTTTGAGTGCCAGGGCTACCGTGCCAGCAACAGTGCTGCTCAGTAAAACGTCTAGCACGCCAGACTCTACAGAATCGCGCAGCGCATCGGTGCCAATTTCAGATTTATTGACTTTCATCTGAACATTTTCGCCATCCGTCGTAGCGACTATTGATGCGCCAGCCCCCTCTTCGCCTGAACCCAGGCTTTGGCGAAGCGTATCTCCATCCATAAGAACGAAGTGGGTCACATCATTCGCAAAACTTGTTGCATCGGTTCCGGTGGTCGTAAATCCAACATCCGTGGTGGCATTCAGGCGGTAATACTGGTTATTGTAACGGATGTACTGGTTACGGGCGCTGAACTGAAAAGGGCCATCCTCATAGTCGCCAAGAAAAACGTAGCCGGACGAAAGAAGGAATTGCTCAAACCGATTAGCTCTGTCCAGCTGCGCGGCATCGAACTGATTATTTCTTCCGGTGTTCGTCAGGCGCTTTACACCAAGACGGTCAGTATAGAATTCACCGGCTCCAGTAACTTCTTCGTCAAGCTTCGCGCCTGCAAATACCGCGTTACGGATATCGGTACTCGGTACCGGAACCTGCGTCGGCGTTGGGAGTGGAACTTCTGCCATGTGTTTGTCGCCCTATGAATGGCGCACGAAACCCTCAGAAATTAATCAGATGGTGTGCGCGAAGGTTGGTTATTACTGTTGTGCGTTACGGGTAAATCGAGTCTGAATATTCAGAGAGGGTTAGTGTCTGGGTGTCGTCGCCATTGGGTTTGGCTGTTTCGACGCGCCAGATGGTGGAGTTAAGTTCTGTGCTGGTTGCTATGAAGTAGCGGCTGGCGTTCTGCACCTTCGTTCTGTCGTAAATGTTCAGGTCGAAAGCATCCGCTGACGCCTGGAACGCTTTAGGCTTTCCGGTTACGGGGTATGCACGCCAGCGGCCGCGATAATTACCGAGGCTATCCGTCATCACCACCCACATATCGCCGAGAGTAAAATCGATGCGCTCAGAGGTACTGAACACATCCCCGCTGCGCCCAGTGATATAGCCATTCTGCTGCTTGTTGTCGTACATGTCCGGACACTGCACGACAGCGCCGCGAATAACCTGCGTGGATTCCAGCACTTTCACCGTCATGCCAAGGCGAGAGTAAAGTATTCTCCGAGCTTCCAGCCACGCCCGGTCCTCCGCCTGCGTTTTATTACGACAGCCATCAAGGCTGATCTGCAGCGCGTTAATGGTCGCGTCCTCGACCTCAACAATGCCGCTCTGGTCAATCTGCAGATAGATGTACGCTTTTTTATTGGTGAGCGGGTCGACATAGTCCAACGTGACGCCGTCATACCCTCCTGGCAGAGACATTGTCCATGTCACTTTGTACTCGTCCCAGAACATGTTTGAGCGCGCGAAGACCGCATCCGGATTCACCACTTTCTCATCACGCCAGAATGTCAGCACATCGCCGATATTGTTCCCGTCTACGCGGGCCACATTGCAGATGGTTTTGATTCGCTCGCCAAGGGAAAGCTTTTCATCCGAGAAGGTGTAATCGAAGTAACTCAGTTCCGGAACGGTTATCGAGTCAGCAATGGCGTACAGAGTCGCGACATCGATGCTCGAAATGTCCTGCTTACCGATGACTATCCACTCGTGCAGAGCTGCATCAGCAAACGAACGGCTCGGCCGCAGCGTATAGTCAATCTGACCGGTTGCGCGGTCATAACTGATGGTATGGCGCTGTGCGAGCATGTTATATTTCTGCTCGCGGTTACTGTTGCTGTTGTTCGGCCCCTTTATGGTGACTTTGGCGATAGTGTCGTCAGGGTAAATCACGTTTTCGCGCACATTCACCGCATGGATCGCCATCAGCGTCACGACGTTACCATCGTTGCTGTTATCCAGTCGCTCAATCGTCACAGCGTAACGCCCGGCGCCGGCGGCCGGTGTGTATTTGTGCGAGGTGCGAAAATACCGCGTAGTCACCTGGAAATCGTTATCGAAGAAATAATCGTACTGCTCTGAAGTCCCAGGTATCTGGTTGTTGCTGTCGTCGACCTTCCAGAACCGGATCCGATAGCGTGACGTGCCGGCCGTTGCGCCGAGCTGGACCATTACGTGCACCCATACCTGAGAAGACACCAATGGTGAAACCGACGGGCCAATCACCAGCGGTGTCTGGTCGTTCAGAGTGAACAGCGTCAGGTTGATGGTTGCGTCAGCCGGCAGTGTGGTGATCTCCCCCGTCATATCACCGAGATAGAACGTCGTATAGGACAGTGTGTCCGTACCGATGAAGCTTTCCGAATAAACGATATTCCCGCTGCCGGTCACGTTACGGGTTACCGGGCTGCCGCCGGCGTTCCAGGTCGCATTAATCACGAACGTCACCGGGTGCGGAACGGCAAGCGCAGCGAAGTATGTGAAGTTGTCATCGTTAGAGAGCACCGTCGCTTTGAGCTGATTGCTCTCGATCGCCATTGCCGTCGGCGCTGAAGTCGTCGCAGTCTGCGCCGGAAAATCCTCGCTCTCGTTCAGACCGGGGACTTCTTCGTTATCAACATCATCAAACTGATACCCGACATCGATACTCCCGATCGTCATGCCCGGGTCAAATATCTGGTAACTGGCTCCGGCCAGGCTGCCGAGATTCGATTCTGAGTAGCGCACAGATGAGATGGTGTACTTGCCGTAGCCAACCTCAAACCACTCAGTGATGTATTTGTTGTTGTCGACGAACTCAAAAAGCGCCTGCTGAATCAGGTCGGGAAAGACGCGGCACTGGCCGTAAATATTCGGGCGCCCTTTATACAGTCGCGCCCGGTTGGTTTGCCCTGTTGCGTCGTTGTTCGGTGATTCTCCGGTTGAAATAGAGGGTGATGATGCAGTCTGTTGCCCTGTGATTCCCGCCAGCACCTTCTTGGTGAAGCGGATCGGGTTCAGGTGCTCAATTGGGTTAAGAAGCGTCTTAATCAGACCGCCACCTTCTGGCTGGTCAAATACCGCAACGACATCGCCAGCGCGCAGCGGACAGGACAGGTCAAAATCATCATCCAGCTTACGACCGTTGAGCTTCACCACGACGTTGTTATGCAGCTTCAGCTTGTCGAGCAAGGCGATCAGTTGAGTGCCTGGCTCTTCCGTTCCGCGTTGCCTGGGTGCGCCAGGAAGGCGCTGAAGCTCATATCGAACCATGCACCAGATACTCCACTTTGTTATAGATTTTCTGAAGGATGACTGCGCTGTCCGTGCGGACAAAACCGAACTCGCCGCGTGAGTGCAGGCATTTCCCCGGGTTAATCATCACGCCGACGTGCGCCGGCTGATTGCCGTAATAGAACACCGCAAGGCAGCCGGAAACCGGCACCGGGACACGCCGCCAGTGTTCGAGCTCTTCTTCGTAGCAGGTGATAAAATCTGAGCCAGATTCGTATCCTACGACGTGGTGTAGCTCCAGCCCCAGAACGTGCCGGTAATACAAAACGACGAGCCCCCAACAATCCAGCTCGTCGAACGTGCAGGCTCGGTTCGCCCAGGGCTTGCCATTAACCAGCCCGATAAATTCGCTCTGCGTCATACGGTAATCAGCCCAGGGTAGTCTTTCGTGGTGTAAATGATGGGGTTGGCCAGCGTGAGCGGGTTGGTCTTGCCTGAGTTCACGGTGACGTTGCTGCCATCGGCGCCGACATCTTTCACAAACAATGACCATGTCTTCATCGGCGTAGCATCGCCGATCGCATTCCACTGCTGATATTTGCAGGTAATGGGCGTCATACGTCCGACCCCCTTCCAGCTTTTCAGTGTGTTTCTGACATCTTCCGCCCCCTGCAGGAACGTAATCGCCATCGAGATAATCGCCGAGCCGTCCTGCGTGGGTTCTACAATGCTGAAGGCTGCTGGCAGGAATACATTTCCGCCAAATGTCGCCTCGCGAAACAGCTTATTCACGACCCGGTAATAACCGAATGCCGGATGATAAAACTCAATGGTCTGTTTGATATCGCTGGCCGGCCGGCGCTCCTTCCATTCTCTCAATGTCGGCATTAGTCAGCCCTCGGCATAACAGCAGTGACCAAATAATCCAGCCAGTAGCCGTAGTTCTCTGGCGCCTCGACGATCCAGTCGTCGTAGTCCTCGGTGATGTCCTCGATACCGTTGCAAATGACGCTGGCGGTCCAGATGACAACGTTGCCGTTTTTACTGGTCTGTACCGGCATGCTGATGAAATGCAGGGTCTGCAGCTGCACGCCCTGCGTATCACCGAGGTCAATCCGCATCTGGAACCAGTTACGGCCACGGTCGCAGTACGTCGGTGAGCGGAGCCACGATTTAAACCGCTCGGCCTGCTGCAGCGTGAATTTCCACTGCAGAGACCAGGTCGATTTAAGGTCGGTGGTTAGCGGCGTGAAGATGACAGGCCCGACTGCCGGCTGCGTCGTCTGCCACGCCGTATCCTGCGTCATGTTCTGATCTGCGCGCTGAGGAAGCGGCAGCATATCCGGGTATGAAACTGTTGCCACGTTTCCTCCGGGCATAAAAAAAGCCGCGGCTGCGGCACTGATCGTTTATCAGGATGTTGCAAAATATTCCCCACTGATACTGTATGTTTTTCACACACAGCAAGAGAGGTCATATGTCTTATATTCACAGCAGAGAACATGCTGATCAGGGCAATGTCGTCAACGTGCATTGTTCGCATCAAATTAACGTGCTTGTGCTGGATGATATTAACTACTCGAAATATCGTTCAGGACGGCAATGCACATACTACGGCGGGTTTTACACCAGATTCCCAGCAAATATAGCCATTCCGCACTCTGGATACTGGAATGTCGTACTGGCTCTTCCTGCCGGACACCGAGCTAATATTCAGTACTCAATCAACTTCATCAGGTGATAGTGCTTCGCCTATGGCTTGGGTAAGAGCCCCCTCAAGGGCGGCAATGATTTTCTGCTGTATGCCGTCCTTCAAATAGCCCAACGACGCCATCCCCTCCTGCTTCTCACTGTCTCGGTACCAGATAACTTCTCCGTTTACTTCGATCGCTACTTTCATAATTCCCACCCATTAAAAAACCCGCCGGAGCGGGTTGGTTTAGTAGTCGCCTGATGCTTGCCGGCGGAGGCCATAGGTCGATTCCATCTGTCCGGAAATGGGTCCACCGTTCTGCAGATCAGTAACAAACGTCTCAATCAGCAGCTCGCTACCGTTCTGAGTACTGCGAGTGTCAACCTGCACGCCGCTGGCGTAGTTGTAGACGTTATTGGTCACCTGCAGCGCCCCGCCGCCGCCAGAACCGCGCAAATCCTTGTTGCTGATGACGGAACCATTGTCCCCGGGGATCATGTACTGGCTGCCATTGCTGGCCTTGTAGATTTCAGGCATTCCGCCCTCACCTACCTGGTACATTGAGCCGGCAGATACCGGTCCGCCATTTTTGCGCTTACCGGCAAGCGAAGAGCCAACAGCAAGAGCGGCTATCAAAGCACCGAGACCTATCGCTACAGCACCACCGAAGGAGCCGATCGACGCAACAAGTGCTGCTGGCGTCCACGCCGCTGTCGTCGCCGCTGCTGACGATGTACTGGCTGCGGTCGTAGTTGCCAAAGAGCTGACCTGCGCCGCGGTCGTTGTGGCGATCGCAGCGTTCTGAGCGGTTGCGCCCATGATTGCCGATTTAGCTTGCTGCATCCCCATCTGTACGAATGTGTTGATGACGTCATTCAGAATGGTATTGCCGATTGAGCGGAGCGCGTCGTTAGCCGACATGCTGCCGGTTATCACGCCCGTTAATGCATTGGATGCCTGACTACCAAATGCATCGACCGCAGCACCCAGAGCCTCATAACCAACGCTCTGCTGAGTGAACAGCGCCCACTGAGCATCAGTTCTGGCCTTTTCATATTGCATATCAGCCGCATTTTTCAGCAACAAGGCCTGATTATGAGCAATAACACCTTGCTGCTCAAATTGCTGGATTAATGCAAGTTGCTGGGCATGCTGGTTAGCCAAATTCTGGACTGGATCAACATCTCCGGCGGCCTGTTGTTGCGGTGTTACAGCCTGTTGCGCGCGAATTTTTGCGAGATTAGCCTGATGAGTTGCCTCCAGCCTTTCTGACGTATCGTTATATTGCTCCTGGCTGATTTTCTTTGCCGCCAGAGCAGTATTCAGATCCTGGACATCCTGCTTATAACTGGCATTTTCACGCGCCTCAGGTAGCAACTTCTCAGCCGCCACCTGAGCCTTAATTGCGTTGGCAGCATCCCATTTTTCAGCAGCATATTTGCCAGCAAGCGCTATCTGCTCCTGCGTCGCCCCTTTCCCCAAGGATTGCTGAGCATTCAGAATAGCTTGCTCACGGCTTAACTCTTGCGTAGAGCCTGCAGCCAGTTCTGATTGCTGCTTCAGGTTGGAAAGTTTCTGAGTAATAGATTCCTGCTGATTACCAAGCTTTTTGGCTTCTGATGCTGCTTCTTTAGTCGCTTTCTTATTGCTTTGTTGAGCTTGCTGCGCATCATATTCAGCTGCCGCCCTGTCCCGGGCAAGGTTAACATCAGCATCTGTACCACCAAGCTTTCTGATGTCCTGCTCAGCCTTTAATTGCGCTCTCTTTCTGTCGTTAAGCTCACTCTGAAGTGTTACCTGATCCTGTAACTTATCGAGGTATTCCTGAACATCTTTAGGGCGTTCGACCATGAGGCTGCTGGAGTTGAATTTGTCTTTTGCTTTGGCAGCAAAATTAATCATATCCCCCAACTTGCCCATCATTCCAGCCGCTACCCCTGCTTCCTGCCCATCCCTGCGAAGCAGATCAATACCTTGCTTCATGGTTCCGTTTAGCGTAGCACGGCCAATATTAATGGCGTTTTGTGTCTGGCTTAGTCTGTTCTGAGCCTTCTCCAACTCAAGGGTGGCTATTGCCAGATTATCCTGTGCGCCACCAAGTGCCTCAGCAGCCTGCCTCCCTCTCGTTGTATTTGTACCCCAGTTTGCAATTTCTCTCTGCTGGCGCTGGACAGCGGATGTCGCATCATTAAATTCCTTTTGTGCGTCAGATACGGCATCGCTTAACTCGGGTAGGCTCTGACTTAATTTCCCTATCGTCGCCGCCAACTCTGTATGCGACATCGTTTGGAATTTGGAACTCAGTTCGTTAACGCTATCGGCAAGAGCATTAGCATCATTCCTCGCTTCTTTTGCACGCTGAGAGAAGTAGAGAATTGCACTTGCAGCAAGCATCGCCGCACCTGCAGGACCACCAATTAACCCAAGTGCTCTGGTAGCCAGGCTTGCGCCAGATGAAAGAGCCAATTGAGCAGCCCTGTTTGCCGCTAATGCACGGTTATAATTATCAACTGCACCGGCTGCCGCAATTCTGGCAACTGACAAGCGCTGCTCAGCTGCTGCGGCGTTGGTTTCGCTGATAGCGGTAAGTCGCATCATTTCTGCGAGTCTTATTTCATCTAAGGCCCGTTCTTTTGCGACCGCTGCAGCCCTGAGGTCTGCCGCTGCTTTATTCGCGGTAGCCTGAGCTGCTAATGATTCTTCTGCTGAAAGCGTGCGAGATGCAGCAGCTGCTTTGATTTTAGCCGCAGTGGCCATAGTTAAGGCGCCGACATACCGACTCCCAATAATAGCCGCGACACCAGTCAGCAACGCGCTCAGTCCGCCAATATTTTCACTGATGGTAACGACCGCATCACTGAAAATTGCCGCACCTGTTTTAACCGTAGAATTTTCACCGAAGAACTTCGTGATGTTATTGCCAGCAACCTGAAGAGCCTGGCTGATAGTCGTAGTTGTGTTGGCAAATTCAGCACCGATTACAGTCCCCTGAGAAAGAAGCCCATTCACCACAACGTCGGTGGTCAACTTCCCTTGCGCAGCCATAGCCCGCAGTTCGCCGATTCCAACACCTAAAGAATCAGCCAGTGCAACCATGAGACGGCTGCCTTGCTCGGCTACTGAGTTGAATTCCTCCCCCCTCAGAACGCCAGAAGCAATGCCTTGGGATAGCTGAATGATTGCGTTCTCAGCCTCCTGAGCTGTGGCACCGGAAACAACAAACCCCTGGTTAATGATTGTCGTGAGCTTGGCCAGATCTGCAGCCGACGTATTGTACTGCCGCGTCCCTCTTTCCAGTCTGGCGTAAAGTGTTGCCGTAGCATCAAGGCTGCTTCTGGTTGCCTGAGTAACATCAAATACACGCTGAGTTACATCAGCTAATTGTTCTGTCGGCCTTACTGAGTTTGAGAGTTTATTGTTTACGGTCGCCCATGCATCAGCATATTCAGCCACCTGCTGAACGGAAAGTGCAGCAGTAAGTCCAACAGCTACGCGCGATAAACTCGACATCGATCGCTCTGTAGTATCAATAGAACGTGTTGTTTTATCAAAGCCACGCTCCATCAGATCAAGGCGCTGATTTACACGTTGCTGCGAAGTCAGCAGACCGCGTACATCCATCTCAATGTCGTAATAAATGCCGCCGGCGTTCTCTGCCATTTGCTTTTCTCCGGGGATTAAAAAACCCGCCGGAGCGGGTTGATAGAATTCTATGCATTAGCGTGATAAGACTACCCTGGATAATTATCTATATTGAACTTAAACTGTTTTTTCCCTTCCTGGTAAAAGTCAGCCTCGATAATTACTTGCTTATGAGATTTAATGTTTTTTATGAATCCAGAGGGTGCTGAGAAGAAAATCACGTCAGCGCTGCCATCAGCAGCTTCATTCATTGAATATGTTTTTATCTTGTCTTGATCGAACTTAACAGACACATGGCAACCATCATACGAGTTACATAAAAACTGGCCTTTACTTATAAGTAACAGCGCCTCTGTTGGCATCAACTCCTCCGGCTTCTGACCCTTTTTCAAAGTGGTCTTTTTGGAGCGCAGGACAATTGACAGTTCAGAACCACCGTTATAGGGAAAATCAAAATCGGCAGAATTTTCAGAGTCAAGTGTTAGAAACTTCTGAGCTGTACCACGCATTTCATCGTTTTGATATGAAGGCGTCCAATCTTTTGCGTGTGTGCTAAATGCAACCAAAGCTATTGCTGCAAAAATAAATTTTTTCACATCCCTATCTCCATTGGTTTATTTTGGAACAGATTAGCAGGGATGTCTCAGGATTCAATGCAACAAGAAGCAAAAAACCTCACCGAAGTGAGGTTATCTTTGTGCTTAGTCGGCCCAGCCTGTCTTTGTGTTAATGGCCGACTCAGCCATCGTATACTTCGCCACAACGTCATCCTTAAACAGGATCGTGAGCTCTTTCTTTGTCCCGTTCGTACCGTTATGGAAAAGGCCGTAGAACGGAATGAATGAGGTGCCATTAACTTTCACTTTAGCGAAGGAGTACTTCCAGATTTCGTTACCGCCGTCGGTGTAAGAAACCGCATCCGGTGATCCGAAGGTGTTCTTAACCTCTGCCTTGGTGGTTTTTCCTTCCTGAAGCTTTGACTGGACGCTTGTTTCTGACTCTTTGCTGAGTTGCTGATTTCCAGAAGAGGCACAACCAGCCAGCACTAACGCGATCGCAGATGCGACAAAAATTTTCTTCATTTTGTATTATCATCCCAATGGAATCGTCGGGATAAATCCTAACAGGGTTGTTTCTGGCAACAAACCCACAAATTTGGTCGTTATCGCGGTTTTTCTTTCTCCATCATCGCCTGCCAGCGGCGATCGTCCTCGTCCATGACATTGTCGTACTCTTCGCGGGTAAACCCTTTTTGATTCGGGTATTTGGCGTTGAGCATCATCGCAAATTCCGTCATCGTCAGGTTTTCAGCCTCCTCCCGGCTTATGCCGAAGTGGTTGCGGGCCGCCATGATGTAATCGGCAGCGCGGAATTCCGAGGTAGTTTCGTTGCTTTCATGGCGCTGCAGCTGGCGAATCTTCGCCTTACCGACAATTCCGTGCGTCATCAGGTTTTGCGCGATGATAATCATATCCTCCGGTGGCAGACTGCCCGGACGCCAGACGAAACCGCGTTTTCGCCCTTTACCCGGACGCATCCAGCCGACCAGATCACCTATATCATCGTCACAGCACGCCGTAAGCACGGTGTGAGCCGCCATGATGGCTTTGCGGGTAAGCAGGCCGCTCTGTATATATCGCAGCACGCAAACCGGAAGTCGGCTGTACTCGTCGCGGATATAGGCCTCTGCTGCGCGCTGCACTAATGGCGTGACGTCATCGCTGAGCAGGTCATAGAACGTCTGAACGATTTCAGCCGGCTCACCGATGCGCGCCATAGCCCTGAATGACGGACGGAAAAAGAATTCCCGGTCATCGGTACCGATAAGGCACTCACCTAATTCTTTAATGGGGGTCATAGTCGCTCCATAAACAGTATCAAGGGCGCCGTAACGCCCTTTGTACTATTCACGACGTGGTTAGCTGATCGTGACCGTGCACGCCACCGAGGTGATTTTGACCGGTGTCGCAGAGGAATCAGTGACCTCACAGGTATAAACCCCGGCGTCACCAGATGCGGCGCTCGCTTTGTTAAACGTTGCCGTGGTTTGACCGCTGACGACGGAGCCGTCTTTTTTCCACACGTAGGTGTACGGAGACGTGCCGCCTTCAACCGCCACCGGCATGTTAAGAGCGGAGCCAGTCGCAACGGATTTGGTCGCCGTCAGGTTCGTGGTGAATGCCAGTGCCGGCGGAGCAACTTCAAATACCACGGTGTCAGCATCAGCAACTTTCCACTCTCCTGAGAAGGTGGAAATATCCGAGGTGCCGAAATCGCCAGACCATGAAGTGGTGTTGAAATACCCCATGATGTAGGTGCCGGCGTCTTCGCCAGTAAAGTCGAAGCGAACCCAGATCGTCGGCTGGCGGCCAGCCTGCACTTCATCGAAAATATATTTCGAGATAGCGATGGCGCCGATTTCAGTCGTTTTATCTTTTTTGCGGAACTCTCCTTCCCCTGAGATGGTGAAATCCATGTTGTTGACCAGGTTCTCAACCAGACCCTTCGTATCGTCAGCCTCTGAGCTAACGGTATTCATGGAGTAGTCGAAGCCCTTAGTCGTCAACGCCCCCAGGCGTTTCCATTCAGAAAGCGCAGGGACCGTATCCGCACAGCCCATAGCCATGCGGAGCACGGCCGCCTTCCCAATCAGCTTGCCGGTATCATTAGCGCAGCCTTGCATGTATGCCTCTCAAATAAAAAAGGCCGCCTGATGGCAGCCTGATGGGTGATTCTGGCGATTATTCGCCGTATGTGCAGGAGACGAGCAGCCGGGTTACTAACCGACCCTCTTCAGTGGGAATTGCCGCCGGAACATTGCCGACAAGCCGCAACGCGCCGACGCAGTCATCAGCACCAGATTGCGCACTGACGTATTCAACGATGGCATTCACCGCGGCGTCAGCAGCATCTGGATTAGTTTTCGAGGAAACAACGTCGACCATCACATACCAGTCGCCGCCGAGGTCGTAGATGATGTCGGTGCCGCCGGAAGGCCGGAACACGATGAACTGATCGGCGTCTTTGCCGGTATCGCGCCATTGCCGCCACTGAACCTTAAACCCCGCGGTAAGTCCTTCAACCACAAACAGGTCTTTCAGGCGCATATACATCGCAGGTGTCATAGCGAAAGCTCCTTCTTAACCGCGGCGTCAATCTGGCTACGGGTATCCTCGAAGCCCTTCGTTAAGAACTCTTTCCGCGCCGATGCGCGCCTGAAGGTCTGCTTCACCTCCGGATCGTGTACGAATACGGCATAGTTAGCCGTGTAGCCAACGCGGCCGGTCACCCGCACGCCGTTTGACGTGATTTCCCGGAACTGGCTATTGATGAGCGTCGACGTATCGATCGGAGTGTAGAGCGCCGCTTGTGCGCTACCGATGAGCATCGCCGACTGCAAAGCGCGCACTACTTTACGCCCCTGGACGTCTTTGATGATGCGGTCGAGATTGGCCTTAGCCTGGCGGATGCCGCGAACTTTAGCGCCCATAATCAGACTCCCGTAATCAGCGCGAAATCGTCCGCCAGTCGCTCGAACGTGTCAGCGAACCGGACAATCTGCCGTATCTCATCGGCCTCGTCCGGCGGCGCAGCAGCTGCAGACGCACCAATCAGGATATAGTCACCCTCCCGCGCCGTAGCATGCTCGGTCCATATCGTGTTTTTAACCACGATTTCCCGGCCAAGGTCGCCAATTTTCGCAGATAGACCGCCCTGGTAGTCGCAGAGAATGGCGATCGGCGATTCCCACCCGTACGGCTGACCTCCGCCGTCGGTATCACTACCGTCGGCATCGCGTATGCGCCGCCAGATTGTCGCCGTCGCGGTATATGACCAGTTGGCTACCGATGACATACCCTATTCCCTCCATCGCAGCACGATTGCGCCTGTAGCCTGTATGCGAGGGCAGTTAATCATCCACTGCCCGGCACCGTTAACGTATGCCGTCGTTTGCTGGCCGGTATCAGTTATCACCAAAACGCGGGAGAACGAACGCGGCAGCCGCTGCTGCACTGAAATCCAGGCCATCACTTACTCCCGCTCATGCAGCCGCCTTTGCCGATCCAAACCCCCGCAAAAGCAGGCGTCGCCGTAGGGTCGGCAGGAATCAATCCGCCAGCGCATCCGTATTTATCCAGGCCGCGAAGGAGGTTTACAGAAGCCTTCCATCGGTCTGAAAATGACTGGTACCGGAAAGATCGAGAGGCTCCGCTGGGCGCTGTCTGGCTTGAAATGTACTTATCGCCACTCCCTAGCCCCATTAGAGCCAGCAGGTAAAGCTGAATGAGCAACGCCGTTGATGTTGGATAATGCGCATCGAGACATTCCTGAATGCTGTTTGCCTGGTCAATGAAGGCCTGCAGGACAAAGTCGGGGATCTCGATGCCCTGACCGCTGAGGTATTCCTTAGCCTGTTCGAGAGTGACCATTATCGACTCCGTGAGAATTAAGCCCCGTTTTCACAGGGCGTAAAAAAACCGCTTTCGCGGCTATTCTTCTTCGCTTTCTGCTTTACGCTTCCGGCTTGTTTTGGCCTCTGGAGTCGCGGGTGTTAAATCCCCCTCACTAATCAGCATTACGTGTGGCTTTAATGAAGGGTGTAACCCCTCCATTTCAACCACCTGACCAGCGCTTACGCCATGCCACGGCTTAATGACCTGGTACTTAGCCATGCCATCCCCTTACGCCAGGTTAGCGCCGTAGACAACGCCAGACAGGCCCTGCTCGTCTGCGGTGATTTGCAGACCTTCGGCGGACATAATCTGGAAGTTGTAGTTGACGTTCGGCAGTGGGCGCGGAAGAGGAACGACACCAACAGCCATGCCAACCAGCGGCGAAATGACATCCTGACGGCGCACGTATGCGATGAACTCGTTTCCGCTCAGGGCGAAGGTAGGACGGACTTCGCGAACCGGGGCAAACGGCAGGACTGCCTGCAGCACATTGCCACTCACCACGCCGTTGACGACATACGGTTGCGCAAGGTTCGCCCAGATTTCAGGAGAGACCCACATAACATCGTATGCCGCCACTTTGTTCGCGCGCGCCAGAGCGCCGAATGCACCTTTACCGAAGAAGGTGAACAGGGTCGCCATATCTGCAGTGGTCAGGTCGATGTTCGCGCCGCCGGCGCCTGAGCCCAGGTTCAGCTTTTTGGTGTTGCGGTGGTTTTTGATGCCCTGCGCCGGATAAGACTGAACCTGAATGTTGGCATCGCCGTTCAGGTAGTAGCTGACCCGTTTCTGGTTGAATTTGCGCATCTTCGCCATCTGCGAATCAAGCACCAGGTCAATGCCGACCGAGTTGAGCCCTGCAGCATGACGCCAGTTCACACCGTAACCGGCAGTAAATACCGGGATCGGGTCGCCATCGCTTGCATACTCGGTATGGTCGAAGGAGAACGGAGCCTGACCATCAATGCTAACAGAAACATCATCAGCGATATCGCCGACGACGCTATACAGCTTCGCGGTTTTGCCTACAGAAAGGACCGTCTGCACACCGATCAGGTCGTTAACGATTTCGATGCCGACTTCCTGATCGCGTAACTGCAGCACCTGACGGTCAATCTCAGCCCAGAAGTCGCGAGTAAAACCGCCTACGGCATTACAGGCCAGCATGTCTGGGGTCATAATTGCGCGGTTAGCAGCAATAATGGAGTCGTTCTGAAGGTTCCACATATTGCGGTTAGCCCACAGCTCGTTCCAGTGACCACCAAGGCGGGAATTAGTCGCCAGCGTCTCTTTGGAGAAATACATATTTGGTTATCCTTTTGTTATTAGCCAGCGGCGGCCACGGTGCCTACGCGCATGCGTACGCGGATGAATTCGGTAGTGCTGGCAGCAATGGTGAATTCATCCTGGCTGTAGCCAATCACCGAATCAGTGTCAGCGGTTGCCAGGGTGAACTGACCATTTGAGCCGAGCTTGATCGGGCTGTCTTTCTTGTACGCACCAGGCGCGCAGAGCAAAGCCAGTTCGCGACCCTCTTCTACGTAGTTACCCACAGCAGAGTCACCGGCAGGCACCGCATCACGGATGCCAAGACCCTGGTGATAAGCGCAGTCGATGATATAGAGGCGGCCACTTAGAGCCGTTGCCTGAGCAAAGGCTCCAGAAGAGTTGATTACCGCCGCGGTGCCAGGAAGGAGTGCGGTGGCGGCGAGTTTGGTTTCGGTCTTGTACAGAGACTGACCGTCGATATTAACGCGACGATAACGTGCCATTATTGTGGCTCCTTATTTGAAATGTTCATCAGCTGCCGGCGCGCCGGTTTCTTTATGCTGCTGACCCGCGTTAGTGCCGAGTGCCGCAGATTCACCCAGCGATTTGAACATCGCATCCAGTGCTTCACCTGCCAGCGCGTTCGCGACGATCTCACCGTGAACTTTCGCTACTGCGTCACGTTTGGTTTTCTCTTCCGCGCGGGAATTGGCGGTCAGGGTTTCCGCGAGTTTTTCCTGGTTGGCCTGCAGAGAGTCAACCTTTTCAGTCAGCGGCTTAAATGCCTCGGCGAAGTTGGCGGCCAGACCTTTACCGATTTCGCTGATCAGCTCTTGTTTCTCTTCAGTGGTTAAAGGCATGTCGCCCTCCGTTTTGTGGTTTGGTGCAGGCTGTTCCTGCGGTGTGAATAGAGATTTGAGTTTGTTGGCGATGACAGCCACCCACGACTCCTGTCGTGCAACTGCGGTGCCGGTATCGTCGAAGGTGATAACCCCGCCTTCTGACTTGTAGCCAAACACCTCAGCATTGCCGCCGTTACGGATGATTACCGCTTGCGAGTCAGTGAAGTCAGCCACCCAGGCATATTCGTTTTCACCTGGTGCAAACTTAGCTTTGGCAGCCCGATCAAGGCGCTGCTCGCGCTCCCGGTAAGATTCACCTACCAGCGCACCAGTATTTGCTTTCAGCGGCTGCGCCCTGTCAGCGTTAACCATCAGGCCAACCCCTTGCTCTGGGGTGGCCGCTCCGACTTCGTGCAGGAGAATCGCGTCATGGTCCATGCTGTGGATCTTCGCCACCCACTCGGCCCCGTTAGCACGCTGCTGCTCGTTCGGTTCAAGCTGGTCGAGGAAAGCAGCCACGCTGGTATGAATGGGCGGGACATCTTCACCTCGCTCAATAGCGGCGACACGTTCAAGCAATTCCTTTCCGCCTTCAGACTCGCCGGCACGGGCCACATCAACCCACTTTTCGAGGTAAATGCGATTACCGGACTTCTTAACGTTGCGATTCCATGCGCCGATATGTCCTGCATTAATCCCCTCCGGAGAGAATGCAGATACGAACTGGCCATTAACCTGAGGATGACCTAGCGGTGCCAGCGTGCCTTCAAGCCCCTGATAGTGGGCATTGATTTCATCTTCCGTGTACAGCCCGCCATTCATAACTACGTTAGCTGGCAGCGTGTAGCTGGGAAGCACCAGGTGGTCGCGACCGTTGTAGGTTTCTCGACGGATCGACTGACTGTTCACCCGGGTAGTGATGTTTACCTGAATAGGCATGAGTTACCCCTTAGACCAGGCATAACCGCGCGCCTGCATCGTTTTATATTCCTGTTTAAGTTTGGTGATGACGTCCGGATACACCGGGTTACCGCTGTCATCAACGAGCACAGACTGTTGGCTGCACTTACAATTTATGGAATTCGCATCCTTCGCGTACCATTCTCGAACCTCTTCATTTGTGTAGAGATGAGCGTGCCGTGCGGCATGAGTCCGGCGAGTTGTCGGAGACAGCGCGGAAATGTGAAGTAGTCGGGTTTTCAGTCCGTAGAGTTCCTGAGCTTCGTCGTCCTCGTCCCATTTTGCCCGCCGTAACGCGGTGGTAACTTCGGTGCGCGCTATGCGGTTAGCTCGTCGTCTCTCAATGCCCACTTGCTCGGTCAGGTTCTGCGCCACTTCACGCGGGTTAAGCCCACGACCAACACCATCGGTCAGCACCCTCGCCATATCGCGCTTAACTTCAGCGGTAAGACCTTTCATTTCCTCAAACACGCGCGCATGTACCAACGCCATGCGCTGCTGATATGGGTAACTTGCGAGGATAGAGGCCAGAGATTCGCGACCGGCTGCATATGCCGGCGACTGCTGGCTTAGGTTGTAGAATGACTGCCCCGTCCCTTTCTCCGATGCCAGGTCGATGTACTCGTAAAACCACAGATCATAATCGCCACCCTCAAGCAGCACCTGATCTACCAGGTAACTGGCATCGCTCAGAATGATGGAGAGTAGCGTTGGGTTTAACTGGTATTCGTATCTGGCGTTTACTGCGAGGGAGGAAGGTATTTTGTCGAGTGCTGCCTTGTATGCCTTACCAATCTTATTCATCCGCCTGGCGAAGTATTTCATCGCCCGGCGTTCCAGCGCGTCGGCTCCGGTCGGGTCCTGATAGTTACGCGGTAGAATCGGCGGCTTCGTCTTCTTCGTTGCCATCCTCTTCTCCTAGCGGCTCTTCGTCGTCATTTTCGTAACCGGCGGCCGTGCGAATTTCCTCGCGACTGAACGCAGGATTCTCGCCGCTGCCTTGCATGGTCTGGTTAACCTCACCCATTACTTTGGCATTAGCGAGTTTATCAACGCCGCTCTGCTCGTTCAGGTCATCCCAGATAACAGTCTTCATGCTGACCGAATCGATAATATTCAGGTCAATCAGCTTGTCGCAGAAGTCCTCTATCTCGAAAGCGAGGTCTATGCGTCGCGACTGACAGCGGGAATTCATGTACTTCTGGTCTTCAGTGCTTGACCGTTCCGCCTGCTGGTTGCCAACAAGAATGCGGGTAGGGATATCCACCCCGGCGGAGGCTGTTTGCAGGTTAACGTCATAGGTTGGTGACGGATCGGAAACCGGCGATACCAGCGAGGTTACGCTTGCTCCTTGCAGGGAAAGCAGCACATCGTTCCCGCGGTTCATCTCTCGCGCAGCTTCGTTGAATTTGTCCTGTAGTTCGTCAACGCCAACGCCGTACATTGAAGCTATCTCGCCAAAGTTGATCTCCTTGTCGAAGCTTAAAGCCAACTGGCGGGCTGCGTTCTTCAGGAACGACTCACCAGAACCACCTTCAACTTTTTCCAGGCTGACAAAGGCGTTATAGGATGGTTCAAGGAAGCCGATCGCATCATCGGCATAGTCACCAAGGATGAATACCCGGTCAGGATGGATATTGACGCGGCGGCTCGCACCATTAGGCAGCCTTTCCGTGTACTGCCACATCTTGGGCTGCCCGTATGTTTTAGAATTCAGACCGGTATCCCATTCGCCCACGGTGAGAGAGCCAGCCCAGGCAACGGTTATTTTCTCAAGCCCGCGCCCTCTTGTTACCGGTAGATTCCAGTCCTGATTGTCGCGAACGTGCAGCAGAATACCGGCATACTTACCTACCAAACGGCGGCGATCTGCCTCAGCAAACGAACGCCAGAAACGGTTAGTGAATACCTGTTTTGCCTTCCTTTCCCATGCGGTTTCATCTTCGCTTTCGTCGGCGTCGTCACCCTCGATAATTTCAGGGTTAGTCTGCCAGCATTTACCGACGAGCTTCTCTACCGCACCGTGAGCGATGCCACCGCGGCGATATAACGAGTACAGGTTGTCGTAAGTGATCTGCTCAGGGAAACCGTATTCGCACCACGCAGAGCCGCGCTTATTGTCCAGACCCATAGTGGGATTCAGCAGCCCCATACGGGCGCGCGCCATCCGCGCATCATTCAACGCATGGTTGACGGCGAGAGTTAATTTGTCAGTCATGGTTTGTCCGTTTGGTTAGCGTAGCCGTTTCGGTATCATCATTCCCACAGGTTGCGATCCATTCAGTTCAGTCAGTGCGTAAACCATCGCGTCGAGGCGGTCAGGTGATTTCTTCGCGGTGGCGGGAATGTATTCCATCAACTGGTTCTCCAATACGTAGAGATTGCCTTGATTTGCCACTCGGCCCTGCTCGTATAACGCGGATATCGGTTCAGCTCGTGCATACTTCCCTTTGCTGGCATGGACACGAATGATGCGACCTTTAAACCCGGCGTTGCGGAGCGTCTCCTCCGCCATGTCTCCGCCTTGGTTCGTCTCAATGACTATCGCGTCAGCTTCGTGTTGCTCATAGGCCGATATGGCTTTCTTGGCCCATCCAGCAGGTGAATATTTTCCGCTGTAATCGCCATCCACAGAGAACTGCTTTTTGTCACCGGCGCCATATGAGCTGGCAGCGACAATCCCTGTTTCATCGCTTTCGTCGCTGTTTGTTGCCTGCGGGTCAATAGCCACGACACTACGAACCTTATCGTGATGAATTTGCAGCTCGCGAGCCGCGCTTATCATCACCTCAGTCCACAGCGCGCCCTCAGCATTAAACCGTCGAGGCTTCTGCATATACTGAGCTTCGGCGGTGCGCCGGTGAGAGAACAGGGATACACGGTGCGATTCGTTATGCTTAAACGGCCATAGCCAGCCATCAGGCAGACCGTGGTCAATCGGGATTGCGTGGGTGTTTTCCGGATATGTTTCTTCGTAACTGCGACTGCTATCGATAATCACCGGCAAATTCAGGTGATGCCATTTCTCACCGCTACCGCCACGCAACAGATATCCGCTCAGATCGTGGTAATGGATCCGTTGCATGATGACAATCATCGGCGTCGTCTCGATCGCCAGTCGTGATTTGATTGTCTCGTTAAAGCGGTTGTTGACTCCGTTACGAACGATATCTGAATAAGCATCGTCAGGTTTAACGGGGTCATCAATGATTAACGCGCCCTGCCAGCCGGGCTCCATATGTCCGGCTCGAAAGCCTGTAACCTGGCCTGCGGCAGAGGACGCATAAACACCGCCGCCGTGCTCGTTCCACCACATCGCTTTACTGTCGGCATCGTCGCGCAACTCCATAGGCCACATTGCCTGATAGAGCTTTGACTTGATCATGCCGCGTGCGGTTGACGAGTTCAGAAGTGCCAGATTGTGCGAGTAGGACAGGTGCATGAAACGGGCGCGCTTATTCAGCGCTAACCCCCGGCCCATCATGTTGATGGTCGCCAGTTCCGTCTTGGTGTAGCCAGGCGGCACGTTGATAACCAGCCGCGTAATCTCGCCATTGATAACTCGGTCGAGCGCGCGCTGTATCGCCAGGTGGTGCGGCGCGATGATCATCTTGCCGCCGGTGCGCTGCTTGAAGAAATAGCGGGAGTAGTAAAGCCCGTCCTCTTCACACTCTATCTTGCGGGCAAAGTTCCGCTGCTCAACAGTCGTCATCCTCCAGCATCTCCTGTCGAGCTTTCTTGTATTCATCCTTCGTCAGGGTGGTCGATTCGATCGGGCCACCATTAGCGCCGGTGTGCTCCACTTTCTGCCTGTTGGTATATGCTTCGCCGACCTCTTTCGCCGCCTGCTCCAGAAGTTGCGCGGTCATGCCAATGTTCTTCATGTTCTCGGCAGTCGTCGACATTCGCTGCAGGACGCGCAGACGGTATGCTTTATTGGCGATCGGGATGTCGGAGATTTCATTGAGGAAGCGGTCGCGAAGATCGTTGAAAAGGTCGACCCACTTCTTAGCGAGCCCTTTACCTGCGGCCTTTGTTGGGTCATGCGATGCTACCTGCTGGCGCGTAACCTGAACCTTAAATTCTTTTTGTACGGACTCGACGATTTGGGATGGCGTATCAAAGCATGCAAGCTCTTGAATGATAAAGGCTCTCACTTCTGGTTTTAGTGCAGCCATAAATCACCATCCGTATAAAGCAGTATAAAATCACGCCAGCTTCAGCATGCAAGTCCCGCATGCCCTGGCAACATCGATATGAGCAACCTCCGCTGGCCTGTTCGCCGCATCCACCATTTCCTGCACGTCTTTGCTGGCGCCGTAACGCCGGACCACTCCAACGAACTCTTCGACGTCGTGTCCGCGAAGTTTCAGCACCGGCATACCGGTCTCTTTGTTGAACTTCGGCGCGCCGTAGTCATCGGTAGCCCGGGCTATGTGGTAAAGCTCATGCTCAACCAGTGCGCAGAATTCTAGGTCACTGCATTGCTCGCAGTAGTCAGCCGCCAGGGTGATGATGAACTTCGGTATACGACCGAACCATTCATGCATCTGCTGCTCCATGCGGGCTTTCTGCCAGCCGCCGGCGCGCATCATTACCTGCTCACACTGACCCAGCACAATGCGTCCACTTTTGGCGAATGCGCCAGAGGCCCACATAAACGCAATATCACCGTCAGCGAGTGCATTAACGAGATGTTCGTGGTCAGGGTTATGGAGCCGACCTTCTTCAGAAAGGATATGCTGATTTACCCACTCTCCGATTTCAGATGCCGGGATAATCCGCGTATAAGGCAGCCAGTTTTCGCCAGTGAAGTTGACGGGAGCGAATGGTCGGCGGTCTTCAACTTCAGCCATACAGAACATTCCTCTGGGTTGCTCGAATACTTACCGGGGAATTATTTAACCGGCTGCCGATAAAACTTACACAAAACTCTGTAAATGGCGCTTTACGGACACCATTTGCAGAGTTTTATAATTCAGCCTCGTTACCTCTCACGACCTCAATCTTGAAACATTTGCCGGTGAGCCAGTTCCAGCGCAATAGTGCCGACAGAATGAGTGGCGGCTTCATATAGGGCCGTAGCGTGAGCTTTGCCGTCAGGATTCCAGTAGTGCTCATTTAAATTACCTCACGTAGACATTATCGAAGCCACTCGGTGAATGGCTCCTGTAATGCCAATAAAAAAGGCCGCCGTGGCGACCTTGTTATGTAATTAGTATGTTTGTTATTTTTTTGTATTATCAAAAACCAACTCATCACCAAACCACATGCGGAATGGCAAACGCTCGGATTCCTGGGTCTCTGCGTGAAACTCGCCGGTCACCACAACGCCATCACGACCATCGTTAGTGCGCCATAACTCCCAGCCGCTTGTCCTGGTGAGCTGCAAAATCATATTAAATGGGAGGTTTGAAAATTGGACCTTCTCGCCTTCTATTTCCACGAAAACATCGTGGTAAGAATTTATGGGTAACATACACAACCTCGTCGTAGTTGCTCGTCAGGCTATCAGTGGCAGGCGGTGACGATGCCGCTTTTCGGGAGCTACCCTAGCCACTGATGATTTTAACTCACTTTGCTATTTCAGACACTGCGTACGGATGTAGTCCTGCTATTGACGCTTAGAGTCAACCTGCCTGATATCAGCCTTATCCCGGTTGCACTTCCCCAGCGCCGATAGCAGTCCTACGCCAAAACACAGGTGTACTCCTCCGCAATATGGTCCGGGTTGCGAAATGATTAAACATATTTAGATACACGATGTATTGTTTAGTCATTAGCTGTTCATTCAGCGCCCCGTTTACTTTTGGATATCCTCTTCGGGGTTTTTTATCACGCCGACCTCGCCATGCAGGAACGGCAATGTAGCCCCGCTACTGACTCACTGCACGGTAGTAGGCCTGCCAACGGTATTTATCTAACCGCAGTTGGCGCAGGCATTGAGCGGTTTCGACGTCTGACTGCAGGTCTTCGTCGCTGTCTTTCCCTGCGTCACTTGCTTTGCACGGCGCCGTCATCAAATCCGGGGATGGCGTTGGCAGCGTCGATAGCTCGCTGGCGCAACTGCACAGCATCATCGTCAAACCGGCACACAGTACGATTCGGAGACTGGACATATTTCACCACGTCGCGGGTTATGGTTCGGTAGATGACCTTGCCCTCTTCTGTAGCGGCAGCGGCCTTTTGCTCAACTGGCTGGATAGCTTTTTCGGCCTTCTCTTTCTTCTTCGCTGCCTGAGCGTTGATATGGTCAGCGTGAGAGCTCCAGCCGGAGCGCCATGAGAAAACACAGCAAAGCAGCAGGATAACCACTGCGCTGATAATGGCGGTTAACCGGCTCATTTCTGGCCCCACTCGCAGACTTCACGCTCAATCTCGCGCCTGGTGATCAGCCCCTTCCACTGCTTGCCACCGGCATACGTCCAGCGCTGCAGTTCCTTGCATGCGCCCGGCACGTCTCCAGCATTCAATTTCTTCAACAACGTAGAGCTGGCGAAAGCGCCAGAGCCAATGTTGTAGGTGAATGAGTAAAGCGCGGCGCGGGTAGGATCAGGAATGCGGACTTTGATGAGCGGATCAATGGCGCTTGCCACCTTCCGCAGATCTTCCTTCAGCAGGCTGTCGCACTCCCTGTTGGTGTAACGATGGCCGCGGCGAATATCGGTGCCAGTGTGACCATCACAAACAGTCCAGACGCCGACAACATCCTGATAGGCGTAATAACGCCTTCCTTCCAGGCCGTCAGCATTACCAAGCATGACAGAAGCAATGGCTATCGCGCCCGAACCGCCGGCGATCGCACCAATCAGCTTATTCCTCAGCGTCGGGTTCATCTCGGCTCCTGCTACGTCGATTGTCTTCGCGAATCTTGAAGTACAAATTCGTCAGATACGTAAGTACGGCGATGACAATGCCCACCAGTACGCCGATGGCATTCCACTGCTCGGGGCTATAGGCATTTAGCATGCCGTTAAGGATGCTCCCGGCTGAAGCGCCATAGGCAGCACCAGTGGTTATCTTTTCCATGCGATACATACTCTCACCTCGCGTTGTTAGCGGGTGCTGTGATAGTGAAATTAACCATAATTAGCGTAACTGCCATGTAATTCAGCTCGTTTTGAGTCCAGCCACGCAATTAGTTCGGATATATCTTTGGAGTATTTTTGCCATCGCCGACCGTTTCTCTGGATGTGGGCCCGGAACACACCGGGCTTAAAAACACAGATACCTTTTGGATAGGAAGGATCGCCGTTGTTTTGTTTTTTTCTATTCCAAGAGTTTTGACTAAGTGTTGCTAACCTTAGATTTTCTATGCGGTTATTAGTCTTATCGCCGTCAATGTGATCAATGCAGAAGCCGTTCGGAATCTTGCCGTTCGTTATTTCCCATATAAAACGATGAAGTTGAAATTTCCTTGCCTGAATAGAAATGACCAGATATCCGCTTGGATGCATGGCTACAGGTGGGAATTCACCCTTCATTTTTCGACCAATTCTCTTTTTACAGATAAGGAATGATGGCGATTCTGGATGATATGAAAAATAGTCTCTATATGTGATTTCCATGCGTAGCCTTTTAGTGAATAAGCCTCGTTGCCCAGAAACACCGCCCACAGAGAAGCCGCCGCTTATAACGGTGATTCTCCGAGACTCATTCCTGAAAGGCTCTGTGTTAATGCGCCGGGCATGGCGCTGGTCTATGTGTGTTTGAAAGGGGTCAGGCCCGTCAGGCTGGATTTATCAACAAAGCGTCAAGGATGATTCCTGCGGGACCTGATAATAAAAAACCCGCTCAAGGCGGGAAGAAATACCAAGGGTAAATAATGACGGCGCGGTAGCCGTAAGGGTCCCAAGGTAGAGGGATAGGGTTGTGGTGAAGGTTGCGAAGCCTTTGCGGATTTCCACCGAATTTTCGCGCGAATTGGCGTGGGAATTTCACCCACTACCTACACTTCCGTCTGCTCGCCTGTTTGCCAGAAGTGACGGCCTCTTAGAGGGGAGTCTCAAAACCGGTAGCACCGGTAATACACCACAACGATAATGACACTGATCCCCACGTAGTCGCCCTATCTCAGCTGTGCGTTCCGCGGTGCCGGTATGGGTCTGAACCTGAGAGTTCTCACCAATTAATTTTGTGCCCGGTCAATGCCATTATCTGTTGTGCGCTCCGTTTCGTGGAGCAACGGCATAACCTAATCGCGAATTAGTTATGCACCCGCCTGCAGATAACCACGCCACTATGACGCAGTGTTTGCAATCTGGCTCAGGACTCTCGCGTATGAGCATCAGCGTGTCGTGCAGCACGCATTAACTCAAGAATCCTGACCGGATTACAGGCATAAAAAAGCCCAAGGCGTTAACCTCGGGCTTTGAATTTTTTCGCTTCGAAACGACTGAACGGATTCCCAGCGTTAGAGAGAAATCTAGCCAGTTTTTCCGAACATTGCAACTGGTTTATTCTACAAAATTACATTTACTGGTAAATATTTCTCATTTTGTGACTTTTGATAGAACAACATCAGCGTAAGCCTCATGTTTGTGGCATTCCGCTACCAGTGCTTCGAAGAAAGGCTGAAGTTGCTCATAAGCCGAGGTCTTTTTGATATCAGCGGCGGTTCTCACGCCTTCCAGGACAGTAGAAAATTTCAGTCTTGCATACCCGCGACCACCGCAGCGATCGCACGCCTTCATCACCGGGACGCCCTGGCGCTCGCTTTCCAGTTTATCCAGCACCTTACCCTTTCCATGACAGCGGCATGAATTGCTGACAACACCCTTTCCGTTACAGGGAGTGCATTTAACCTTGACCGTTTCACGTACGCTATTCCAACTCTCCCAGTCGCTCGGGCGAACAGCGCGGGACATCTTCGCCCAGTATGGTGCCTTACCCCATGGGTATGTGATTTTATTCGTAAATACCTGAGACTCCACAAACCCGGTGCCGCTACAGCATTCGCACACCCGCGTACTGGCTGCACTGCGCGAGTAATCCTGGTATGCAAAAGTGCATATAATTTCGATAACTCTTTTGCGACGTTCGCCGCTGAGGTCTGAAACAACGTTAAAGCGTTTTGATAGTCTCTCTGCTGATTCATAGAGGAGTTCCATTGCTCGGTCAGGTGCGCTTACTCCGATCTTCGCCAGGTAGAGGTCGAAGCCGAAACCGCACTTAGCATTAACCAGGCCAAGGGCGGCCATAATGTCTGTTCCGGTAAGAGCATCAGATGCTGTAGCTCGTGGGGAGTCGCTCAGCATTGGTGATTTAGGCGCGAAGTATTTAGCGATAGATTCGAGGTTCATGCTGTCTCTCCCAGGGTCTGATAGGTGCGAACAAAGTTTTTCAGTATTCGATAGTCGGTCATCACCGTTCCGCGGTGCCGGCAGAGGCGGAGCTTTTGCCAGCGGTCGCGGATGCGCTCTATGGTGAGCTGGTTCATGCGGCCTCCCGTTGTTTTATGAGCGCACGACGTAGCGCGCTGTAATGGCGTCTGATGCCTTCCAGTTCTTCGATGGTGTATCGGTGAGGGGTGTTGTTGTTTTCGAGCGCTTCGACGCGCTCAGCGCCGATTTTCTCTACCAGGCCAATGCGGTACTGCTGCTGATTACCCGACAGTTGCACGTTGCAGTGATGGCACTGCTTATTGATATTGTCTTCGTTGTAGCGCAGGTGCGATGCCTTGCCGCGGGAACGGTAATGCCCGGCTTCCCACTGGACCGTTTCGAATGTTCCGCAGCTGATGCACGGCAGGTCAAAGTCGCGCTCGCGAATATAGTCATTAACGATGCGCTGGGTCATGTCTTCCCAGTGCTTGAGAGGTTTCACAGCAGCTTTACGTTTCCGCCAGGCTACACGCTCTTGCTGAGTCTGAACCTGTTTCTTTTTCTCCAGTTTCTTTTTAAGCTCCTGCAGCCCATATTTCGCGCCATGCTCTGGGCAACACCACCAGACATTATCGAAAGTTGCTGTGAATTTGGCCTTGCATATTTTACAGGTGCGACGGATCGGCTTACGCATGGTCACCGCCCTGCACCTGCAGCAATGTCAGGCGCCCACCGAATACCGCGCCGGTGTCGATATACATCTGATTGGCATATTTGAGCGGCTGACGCGCCGGGGTATGGCCGAAAATAAACAGGTCTGCACCAGTGATCTCATGCACGATTCCGTCCTGCGATTCACTGACTCGCTCGCGGTTCCAGATCACCTGGCTGAAGTCGACTGGCTTATCAAACTCATACTCGTTATGCGGATAATCAGCGTGACAAATCACGACTTTCTTATCCCCGGTAGCAAGCTCAATGATGAGAGGCAGCTCGACGGCCTTATGCACGAGAGCTTTGGCCAGGCGTTCTTTGTCGTAGTCCAAGTTAAAGAACCATCCGCCGCCGTTTACCAGCCAGTGGCTAACGTTGCCATACTGAGAAAGGCCATCAATCATCATTTGCTCATGATTACCGCGTACTGCGCGAAACCAGGGCATCATGACCAGCTCAAGACATTCCACACTCTCTGCACCGCGGTCGACGAGGTCGCCAACCGAGATCAGCAGATCACAAGTCACATCGAATCCGACCTTATCCAGCTCGGACATCAGAAGCGTATAGCAACCATGCAGATCACCCACTACCCACACGTTGCGCCAGTCAGCGCTGTTAATGCGTTGATAAATGCTCATGCGATTTTCCTTCTGGCGGCGTGGCGCAGCCAGCGGACATCCGCCTGGTGGGCCGTATAGTGAAAGGTTGGAATGTCGGAAGGTTTAACTTCGACTTTGCGCCGGCGGCGCGCAGGAACGCGGAAGATGCCGCGCTCCATTACTTTGGCGAGAAGACATTGCATACCCATCACCCCGCAAAGCTCAGCAGCTGACTGGCGGCATTTTCAGCCTCAGCCGGCGAGTGGAATTTGCGACGCAGAATGTAGTTCCAAAGCACATTCAGCACTGATTTGTAGACGCCGTTAAACTGGCTGTCATCCATACTGGCGAAGGAGATCGACTTTGCGACACGACGACGGCTGCCGTCAGGCATCTGGTATTCGTCGTAAAAGCCAGCCTGAATGGTTGCCCACTCGCGGAAGGATTCGAAGTGTTTCAGCAGCGCCATATCGCGGGAACGAGAAATGCCGACAGAGGAGAGATACATCTCCGCGGCGTTCTGGAGCGCAGCGCGCTGATCGAAGTCGGATGAAAGGAAGTCGATAAATCCGGATATGAGGGTTCGCTCCGCGGGCTCAATGAGTCCACCGGAAGGCGTCCAGTAGTGATACCCGAGAGTAAGAAGCTTGAAGAACTTCTTGTGGAATGCGTAATTGCGGGGCTTGCGGAACTCACCGCAAAGCAGCTGCCCTACGGGGATAAGTTGCAGGTATTCGCTGGTTCCCGGCTCTGCGGGAATCAGTACGTTTTGATAACTCTTCTCAAATTGCAGTGTTTGCGCCATGTGTCCCCACTTGGCGCCGGATAATCGTGTCAGTTGCTCAGGCTGACGAGGTAATTATGGCCGGTTGATTATGGAAAATCAATGTGTGAGGAACTGCCATAAACTCTGGATGTTGTTCAAAGCATAGATGCCGGAACAAATTATGGCGAACGCCGTGATGACTAGGCAAGGATACATACAAAGTTGATAAATCAACTCGCCTCTTTTAACTCTTTTCCACTCTTTTTTTAGAACGTTAAATGATGCTTGTGTAAAATCGGCTTGTGTTGTGGTAAATTGCGCGTTGCCTGCATAGGCGTCTTCAAGCATTTTCGTTATAACTTCTGATAACCGCTCTTCTTCAGGAGACTGCTCTCCATAATTTATCCTAAGGTTTATTTCAGATAGCAATTGACTGACTCTTTGCTTATCACCTTCAGGGACAAGATTACCTTCTGCAGATAAATTACGCACTGTTAAAAGAATCGAACTAAATGTGGTAAGGGCGAGCCTCAACTCTTGTATCCATGTCTGGCGGAATTCAGAAGTCTTGTTTTCTTTGGTCATTACCAAACCAATACCACCTGCCGCTGCCGCAATCACCCCTGCGGTAATTGCCGCCCATGCTTCGTTCATATCATATCCTTTAATTCGCAAGCAAAAAAATACCGCCATGAGGCGGTAGTTTAGGCGACTGGAAGACCGAGTTTATGCTTTTTCGCATTGCTTTCGGTTGGCTCTCAAGCATCACGCAGGAGATGCTCCTCTGGCAAGTTGGTTGTCTGACCTCTCAGCTTTTCATGCATTGACCGACGTCCACTACGACACCGGCGAAAGCTGCTCCCCATCCGGGTCAGCCGGCACGCTCAGCTCAGCCTTACGCGCCACTTTCTTCTCACTATCCAATCTTGGTTCATCCCCTGGTCAGACGCTCAGATGTAGTGCTCTGCAGCGGCATGCGGGGGAATACAAAAACTCGGACAAAATTAGGCCCTCCTTTTCGGATCTCTCGCGGGGATAAACCGATTTAACTACTTGTAGCAAAAAGATACAACCACCAAATATGCAAATTTAAAAGTAAAAGTAGCTATTATTTTAAATGTAGTCTTGGCTCTCCGTCTTTGGGCTCCGGCCAATCACGCAGTTTGTTCACCGCCAGTTTTTCAATCATCGCCTGGGTAATCTGCTCGTCAGTGATACCGGCACGGCGTTGTGCATCCCACAGCAGAAACTGCATATCAGCCCACTCGCTGAGGTCGTCAGGCTCGGCAGCGGCTTCCAGAGCTTCTTTGCTGAGATGCTTCAGCGGGCCAACCGGGCCGACATTGCCGAAGGTAGCCTGTGACCACTCGGCGTGCTCGCGGCGTACCTGGTCGCGTTCCGGCGCTTGCTGCGCGTGGCGATAGAGCGGGATAATTTCTGTCAACGCAGACTCCCAGCCAAAACGATCCGCTTGAGCCTCAACAACAGAGCGTGTAATACCGATCGCCTCGTCGTATACCTCTCCGTGATAAATTGCCAACCACGCCACCGGCTCGCTGTCCATTGCGGCCAGCAACTCAACAGCCATGCGATTAGCAACATGAGCCTTTCCGTATGTAGAAATGACAGCCTCAAGTTCTTCTCTGGTTAATTTGCTGGTCATTGGTTGGCTCCTCGTGAAATTTTGTGGCCCGGAGCATAACAGCGTTGGCGGTCCTTGCTGATGCGCCAGCCAGCTTTTCGCGCCTGCTGAGATATGTCGGTCATATTCCGGCCAATAAAATCAGCCTGCCCCTGCGGATAGATTTTCCCTGACTGACAACCTTCACAGTCGCAGTAGAGGTCCGCGCAGAATCCTTCAGTGATAGCCATCACTCAGCCTCCACCTTGATGCCAGCGGCGGCACACGCACGATGAAACTCCAGTTTCACGCCGACCAGAATCTGTTTTCTCTCTTCAATAGCCACTTCTGCGAGATAGTCTTCGAGCATTTTGAACTTAGGTAGCTTCACGGTGCGGGACTCCAGCTCGGCGATGCGCGCCTGCAATTCCTCGCAGTGGTCTGTTATCCCACGGCATTGAGTTTTCCAGTAGGCTTCCATCCCCTGCGCCTTCTCCAGCGCCTCTACCAGCTCAGCGTTAGCCGCTTTCCATGCCATCCACATGGCCTGAAGCATGAAGTACAATTGCTCGTCGTAAATTTCCCCTTCGGCGTATTCGCCATCTTTAAAGGCTGGGAAGTTTACATCGGCCCCTACAACATCATTTACAAACCACGCTTCGAATTTCTCTCTCTGCGCCAGTTCGGTGATATCAGTTGTCATGCGGCACGCTCCTGCTTTGACTTACGCAACGCCTCTTTGTAGCTGGCTTTAGCTGCTTTCATTGTTGGGAACCATTCGCCCTGAATATCACGACGCGGGTAGCCATAAGATGCATCGTATGAGCATCTGAACATCCGGCATTTCCCATGCCGATCATATTCGACCTCTGGAAGTTGATAACCCAACAGCCATTCACCGAATGACTGGCAACTATCAGCGTCAAGGTATTCTTCGTATCGCGTCTTTTTCTTCTGTTCAGGCAGCGCCGAAATAGCTAATTCTTCGCCTTTATCTGTGACGTGATAGATAACGCCACTGCCAACAAAATCAGGCGCTGGCCGGGAGGTAGCGAAGCCATCAGAAACCAGTTTTTCCCACTCCTCGTTGTCTGTATGACCATCTCCGGAAAGGAAATAATTTCGGTACGGCGTTCGGTTGCGCTCATTGATACCTAGCGCATGCTGCATAAGTTCGATTCCGCTGCTCATTTGGCCCCCTCGCGCAGCTGCTGGGCGTACGCCAGCAATGTTTCGCAGATATAACCTGCGCCATAACATTCGTTTGCCGCCTGTTCCACCCCATCAGCCTTAATCCCGGCTACGATGCGATCGGTGGCGGGGGTTTCGTCCAGAAAATCAATCAACGCCTCAAATTCTGACGGCTCGACAACGTATTTCAATTCGTCGCCGTTAACCTCGCACTCCTCCGCGGTCCTGTTTACCGCATTGATTGCGGCCTTCAGCCCCACATTCTCCGCAGCCAGCTGAGCATTTTGGTCTGCCAGCACATTCCCGGTTTTTATGGCGGCGTCCAGTGAGGCGCTGCAAATGCGGAACTCTTTCGCCAGCTTCAGGAACTTCTGCTCTCTGATCGACAGCTCGCCTGCCGACTCCAGCGACTGAATGAGCTCGTTTACTGCCTGTAGTGTGATAGTCATGCTGATGTTCTCCCGTAAACAGCCAGTACCCGCTTCATCGCCGGGCTTTGCCGACACTCGTTGAAAATCTGATTGGTGCTCTTCCTGCCTGAAATTTCTTCTTCAGTGGCCAGCCGGTAGTAAACCGTCCGCCACACCCGAGCTTCAGCTACCAGTACCCCCTGCTTTGCCAGGATATTCGCAGCCTGGTTGATGCAGGTATGCGTCATTCCTGAAGCCGCGGCGACATCAGGCGAGCAGCAGGTTTTATGCGTTTTCAGGTAGTTCAGAATTGCGTCTTTGCCAGTCATGACCGATTCTCCCTATAGCTGTCCCAGGTAAACGAAATCGTGCAGCCACCGCCGTCGTTCATGCGGTCGATGACGCGCTCGCCGATAAACTGCGTCAGCTCATCCTTCGGCAGGTTGCTGATCAGGATCGTGGGCTTCAGCTTTTCGTAACGGGTGTTGATGATTTCGAACATGATCAGCTTCTCCGCATCGCTGCCGAACTGCACGCCAACCTCATCAACAATCAGCAGGTCTGGCTTCGTGAAGTAGCGGATCACGTCTTCCTCGGTTCGAGTGGCAGACTTAGACCATGTCGATTTAAAGTCCCGGGCAATCTTCAACGCGGTCGTGAAAATGACTGAGCTTTGGTGGTGCTCAATCACATGACGGGCAATGGCCAGCGCAAGGTGGTTTTTACCGGTACCAGGCTTGCCACACATAACCAACCCACCGCCCTGCTGGAGGCGATCAGTCCATTTTGATGCGTAGGCCTGGCAGACCCGTAATGCTCGCTCAGAATCCTTCCCAACAGGCTTGTAGCTGTCCAGAGTGCACGTGGAGAAGCGCTCTGGTATGTCCAGCTGGCGAAGCAGCCTTTCTGCAGTTTGCTGGCGAACTCGCTTATCCCAGCGAACCTTTTCATCCTTCAGAAAATTCAGTTCGTCTTCCAGGCAGCCCGGGCAGCGTGTCGGCGGTGATGGCAGATTGATGATGCTGCTGGTCAGGATCCGCTTTCGCTGCTCATACTCGCCATGCTTTTCACAACAGACGCGCTCGATAACCACCTCGCAATTCGGGATGTCTTCCGGTGGCTTACTCAGCTGATCAAGCATCCGCTCAATGGCAGTGATTTTTTCTTCCAGTTCCATGATCAGTCCCTCGCCCATGATGGGATTTCAGTCTGCCCGTAGTCTTTAGCGGAAAAGTTTTCTGTCTGCCGGCTATTTGAAACCTTGCGTGGCGCCCTTGAGGCAGCCTGCTTGTTCTGGTAGCTCAGTTTCTGGCTGGCAGTGATAAACCAGTTTTTCGGCTTTTCGTTACTGAATTCGATATCCAGCTTTTGCAGCTCGTACTGCAGGTCAATCAGCGGGTATAGTGTTAACCACGCCTGGTAGTCTTTGTGATTCAGACGAACCACAGAACCTTCGAATGCATATCGACTAGCCATCTGATGAACAGTTGCCTGCTCAGCCCCTTTGTCACCTTCGCAAGTCGCAGCCGCGGCTTGGGTGTTATCCAAGGAATCAGGATCAGGGTTAAGGGAATCAGGAATCAGGTTAAGGGAATCAGCAGGATTTAAACTGTCCTCTACTGATTCCTGCACCATGCTTGTACCATGCAGTTCTGGTGCTCCTTTATTTTCAACGTCTTGGATTGATTCTGAATCCTTCTTTTCTTCCTCTGCATCTTCCTTGCACTGTTCTTGTCCGGTGCTTTTATCGTTCTCAAGAGGTGCTGGTATCTCACTTGCAGCTTCTTTGCAGTGAGGATTTTGGTGCTTCTTCCAGTTCGATATCTGTATGTAGCACTCACCATTAACCCGGTAGCGGATAATGAATTTATGGTCATTGAGTTGCTGAAGAAGAGCGTCACAATCAGCCTCATCAAAAGGGAGAAGCATCGCTTTAATCTTTTTCGGGCGATCATCAAGGCGCCCCTCTTTATCAGCTATGGTCCAAAGACCAGCAAACAGAAGTCGCCCCAGCGGATGGCATTCTGCAAGCTCATCATTAGTGAAAAAGCCTGGTTTGATATTTCTGGATCTGGCCATTTAAAACTCCACAGGTTGTGTCGGGCCGTAAATGCCCTGGGACTCACGCTCAGCCCGAAAAGACTCATATTCTTCTCTGTGCTTCCTGAGTTCCTGTTCATCAGCTGGCTCAATGGCGTACGCATTCGAGTCATGCATGGCAATGACGACGCCGTGTTTTTTTCTGATGTTAAAAACGGTATCTGCGCCGATGCGGATCAGCCGCTCAGCCGCCGCTAATTTGTCACCAAAGACGCTTATGCCAATGTCATCGAAGAGACTATTGACGTTGAGCTTCCCAAGGGTTTCGAAAGTGATGAAGTCGTTATAAACAGCGATGCTTTCAACGGACTCTCCTACTTGCGCTTCACAGCTCTGAGAGCAGGCGTGAATGATTTCCCCTAAAGAAAGCTCGAAAAATTCTCTGGAATCATTTACGCGCCACTCAGATAAAACCTCATGGACTTCTTTTTCTGATTCCAGTGGGGAATGGGTATAAAAAGCAGCTTCAATTTTAAAAGGCGCCGGAACGCCAGTTGCGGACGACAGCTCCCTAGCCCGAACTTCTGGGCTTGTCGTTGTCATGCCTACTTTGTAGATCCCCGGCATGCATGGGTTACTTAAGACATAGACCCACCCTTCCATCCTGAATTGCTGAGGGACTTCCATAGTCGTCATTACGCCGACTTGCTTTGTAATGGCATCAAGATGCATAATTACTCCTGTAAATTGATCCAGTTAATTCGCGTAGAAAGCCGTTAGTGTTGCTGCACTGCGGCTTTCGCCTTTTCTGCCCTTCATTAGTCCCATCCCAGCGGACCTGGCCGGCACCGCTCAGCACGTAATCCGATATCTGCCAGCGTTTCTACCGACTGCAGGTAGTGGCGGGAAACTACCACCGCCTCTGGCGGAACTACTTGCAGACCAAGCACTGACAGCTCTTTTGCTATGTCGGCGAAATGCCCTTCCCCCTTTCTGCGGCTGACTGTTGATTCACTGATACCCAATATCTCCGCGTAAGCCTTCTGCCCGATAGATGAAAGGCGGTTGAGTAAAACCCCTTCCAGCTCAATCGGGTTGAGGACCGGCGGTTCTAAGTTGCGGGCTATTGCGCTTTGCATTTGTAAAACTCCCTCTGGTGTTGTTTGGAATAGCCGCCTTTTAGACGGCTTTTGGTTTGCTAACTTCCAAGATCTGAGCTGCTGTGTACTGACCTTCAGAGGCGATTGCTATTTTTTCCGCGTACGTCGTCTCGCCTGTGTAGTCAGTTCTTGGAAGGCTGCCGCTACCGATCCATTTGTAAATGGCTCTCGGGGTGCGACCACAAGCTTTAGCGACAACTGGTACGCGGATTTGCTTGATGATTTCGCTGAGGCTGGATGCTGCCATTTTTAATCCTCGAAAATGAACTGTAGGTACATGTTATGTCGGAACTGATAGTTCACGCAAGAGATATTATGATTGAACAGATGGTTCACGAAGAAAAAGCGCGAAAAGAATTCTCCCAAAGGCTTGCGCTGGCCTGCGATAAAGCCGGGTTGCAATCACATGGTCGTCAGGCTGACATAGCCAAGAGAATGAAGCTGACACCAAAGGCAGTGAGCAAATGGTTTAACGGGGAGTCGATACCGAGACGCGGAACGCTGCATGAGCTTGCTGCGCTTATAGGCACGTCTTCATCATACCTTCTTGGTGATAATCCTTCAGACGGCATCGAGCAGGGCCATCTATCGCAATCAAATGAGCGATTTAGGATTGATGTTCTGGATATTGCTGTTAGCGCAGGTCCCGGCGTTGTCAATAGAGAATTTATTGAAGTCCTTCGCTCTGTTGAGTATTCACCAGAAGACGCCAGGGTGATGTTTGATGGTCGCAAGGCCGAGAACATCAGAATCATCAACGTTCGTGGCGACAGCATGTCGGGGACGATTGAGCCAGGCGATCTGCTGTTTGTCGATATCAGCGTGAATAGCTTCGACGGCGATGGAATTTATGCCTTCCTGTACGATGAGACTGCACACGTGAAGCGCCTTCAAAAAATGAAAGATAAGCTCCTAGTAATCTCTGACAACAAAAGCTACACGCCATGGGACCCGATAGAACGTGACGAAATGAATCGGGTTTTCGTTTTCGGGAAAGTCATCGGCAGTATGCCCCAGACGTACAGGAAGCATGGGTAGGCAGCCAGTTGCCTGATGAGGTGTTTAGATGATGAGAGGTCGCAGAAATGCGGCCTTTTTTTCGCAGAGCATAATGCAAGCATGTAGAACTACAAATAATGCTTGCTTGTATGATTGTACAGTGTTTATTATGCAAGCACATTTCACAAAAAGAGTGCTTACAATGTCTGAAGATAAGAAAGTTCCTGTTGGTAAAGCAAAGGGTGGTATAGCTCGAGCAAAGTCTCTTACCCCTAAGCAGAGAAGTGATCAGGCCAAAAGCGGAGCCATTGCCAGATGGGGCTATAAGGCCACTCATATGGGTAATTTTAAAGACCAATTCGGAATTGACGCCGAATGTTATGTTTTGAATGACGACTTAAAAACCCCTGTTGTCACTAAGACAGGTTTAGCTCAACTTCTTCAGATAGGTACGCTTGCTCGCGATATAGATAGGTTAATGTCTGCGCCTTTCATGAGCGATATGCGCGATCCAGAATTAGAGGAGAAATTGGAGAAACCTCTTAAATTTCAATTAGAGGCGCGATCCAATAACGCGACAATTGCCCACGGCTTTGATATCGGTGTCGTAATTGACATCGCAAAGCTTCTCGTTAAAGCAAGAGACAAGGGCGTATTACCCGCGAACAGAATTGCAGCCGCTGAAGCTGCACAAAGATTAATGAATGCTTCCGCCAAATCCGGCATTCGCGGAGTTGCATATGCAGTTTCTGGCTACGAGCCTGCTGCACAGGCGGTAATAGAAGCCTTTAAAATGTATGTGCGTGAAGAGGCTAGGGCTTGGGAAAAAGAGTTTCCAGATGAACTCTACTATGAATGGTACCGCCTTTACGAACTCAAGAAACCAGAAAAAGGTGGGCACCCAGGTAATTTTAGATGGTTTACCGAGCGTCACATCTACGAAACTCTAGCCAAAAGTGAAGGAAAAATACTCGATATAGCGAAAGAAAATCGTGAAGAGAATGGCAAGAGAGGAGACAAAATTCATATGTTTCTGTCAGATGTTGGAGTTAAAGCTCTTCGCCGTCATATTGGTAAAATCATTGGCATGGCATCAATGTGTGAAACAAAAGAACAATATGAAAGCGCCCTTGAGAGAGTCTTTAAATAGAGCCCCCAAAAAAAATCCCGGCCACCGCGCCGGGTTTTTTATTGCATGCATAACCTACCCTCCCCTCCACCCCTCCCTACTTCAGAATAGAGTTAAAATAAATATACCTAAAGTTCATATAGTTACATTTAAGTGAACTATTCTCGTGATTAAAATGTACTTTTGGTACTTTACATTGATGAACCATTAGTACATTATCAACTTATCCAAACAACACCGGCAACGCCGGGTAATCGTAACAACGCTCAGCTGGCCGGCTTTAAGGCAAAGGTGAAGAGATGATCCGCGAAGAAGACAAGCCAGCATGGCGTAATTTTTGGTTAAAGGTCGTTCCGTTTTTGGTTGCTGTAATCGCAGTTAGCTATCCGTGTTGGGGTGGCAAATGAGCAAACAAGGCATTCGTTCACTGGTTATCGCGCTGGCTATCGGAGTGGTTTTCTGGGCTGGTCTGGCTTTAGAAATTATGTACGTCAAGGGGGTGTTCCATGGCTAAAGCAATTCCAAACAACGGACGCGCCGTAATGATGCGAAATCGCCGCACCGGCGCCGCATGGCTGGTCAGCTTCGACTATCGCGACGGCAGCTACTGGCATGAGCCGCAGGGGAATCTGCGCCACATCCGCCGGCCTTACGCCTCACGCAGCATTGAACCAAACCTGGTACCAGCCGGGACGCATTAACCAGCGCATATCAGCGCACGAATTTAAATGAGCTATCAGGCAGCTTTCATCGCGCCGGGATTCTTACAACCTTTTGGAGGGTTAAACCATGCAACCATTACCACGCTTAACCGCCGATCGCCTCGCCGTTCTGCCGGCCGGTACCCGCCTGAAAATGGGCGGACACATCGTGAAGTTTGTCGGTCGCGGGTCATTTACAAACGCAGCTGGCGTCACTCAGTCCATGGTCGATTATGTCGACTCCCGCGGCGTCCAGGGCAGCTTTGAGGAAAAGATTTTCCTCTCCACAGCCACCGAACACCTGAATGCGGTTCAGTGCGAGCACTGCTTCGCTCTGCGCCATCCGAAGGACTGCGTTGTCCGCTCCATCACCAACTATATGACCACCCGGCAAGCGCATTTCTGCGACGACAGAGGGTGCGCTGAGAAATATTTCATCAAACACCCGGGGCGCCAGAAAGCTGGCCGGAGAACGAAATGGTAAGCCAGACCGCAATGATGGCGCTGGCCATGGTGATTATCGCCTATGACCTGCAGCCGGAAGACCTCGAACGGGCCGCCAACCAGCTGGCCGAATATGACGCAGTAACCGACGCAAACACGGAGATGAAAAATGTTGCGCGTGATTGATACCGAAACAACCAGCTTTGAAGGCGGCATCGTTGAGATTGCAAGCGTAGATATCGTTAACGGTGTCATCTGCAACCCGATGAGCGACCTGGTTCGCCCACCTGAAGAGATTGGCTTCGCGGCAATGGCTATCCATCACATCACCGAAGACATGGTGGCTAATGCTCCACTGATTTCTGACGTGATCGGTCGTTACCTTGGCGCCGATGTTTACGTTGCGCACAACGCCGCCTTCGACAAGAGCAAGTTACCGCAGATTGATGCCCCGTGGATTTGCACGCTGAAGCTCGCCAGAAAGCTCTATCCGGAACTGGAAAGCCACGGAAACCAGTTTCTGCGCTACTGCCTTGGACTGAAACCTGATGTGCCAGAAGGGTTGTATGCGCACCGCGCGCTGTACGACTGCTACGTCACCGCAGAGCTGTTGATGTACATGGGCCGGGAAGCTCAATGGACGATCCGCGAAATGCGTGAAATATCGGCAAGCCCGTCCCTGCTTTACCGGCTCCGCTTCGGCAAGCACAAGGGAAAAACATTCGCGGAAGTTGCTTCAGAAGATAAGGGATATCTCCGTTGGCTACTCGGTACCGATCTGGACGAAGACATGGAATTCACCGTTAAGCACTGGTTGAAAGGAGCCTGATATGGGAACGCCTGTACTCATCCTGGGCGACAGCGGCGCCGGCAAATCCTACAGCCTGCGCAACTTCACGCCTGAAGAAGTGATCCTGCTGCAATGCATTCCCAAGATGCTCCCATTCCGCGCTACCGGATGGAAGCTGAACGGGAAAGAGTTACCGGATGGCTCTGTGCAGCGCGGAAACATCATCCGCTTTGATGCCTGGGATGCGGTGCTGGACTCCATTAACCGCATGGTTCTTTCGAAGAATCGCCGCGTTCTGGTTATCGACGATTTCCAGGTTGTTATGCAGCACGAAAACATGATGCGCGCATACCAGACCGGGTATCAGAAGTTTACCGAAATGGCCGATCACGTCTGGCAAATCATCATGGCGGCAACCCGTCTCCCGGATGACTTCCGGGTTTACTTCCTGGCTCACACAGAAGAGTCGGACGGGAAAATCAGGATGAAGACCACCGGCAAGATGCTGAACGAAAAGCTTACGCCTGAGGGGTATTTCTCCATCGTCCTGCGGGCCATCAAGAAAGACGGGAAGCACGTTTTTTTAATTAAGGGTGACGACAACGACACCGCCAAGGCGCCGCCGGACTTGTTCCCGGGGCTCACTGAAATGGATAACGACCTGAAAGCCGTTGACGTCGCTATCACCGAATTTATGACCGAATTATAAGGATCACAACCATGAACCAACCAATGTCTTTTGTATGGAACACCGAAGCCGCCACCCTGGCAAAGAAAGCAGGCGCCACTGGTGGAATTAGCGAAACTGGCGCTTATGAAGGATTCATTGCCTCAGCCGTTTATACCTTCGGGAAGGATGGCAGTCAGTCACAGGCGCTTGAACTGAGCCTTGACAGTGACGGCGCCAAAGCCAACTACCTGCGCATCAACTACATCGGGAAAGATGGACAGCAAACTTTTGGCATGGGGTTGATCTCTGCCCTTCTCTGGGCTGCACAGATTAAAAGCGCTCAGCCAGAACAGGTGCAAACCGAAAATGGTGTTGAGTGGCATTGCCCGGCACTGGTTGGCAAGAAAGTTGGCCTGTTCCTGCAGAAAGTCCTGTACACCAAAGGCGATGGAACTGACGGCTATAAATTCGAAGTCCGCCACGTTTTCCAGCCTGGTTCGCGTCGCACTTATGCCGAATACAGCGAAAACGAAGCTGCAACCGCTATCGCTGCCCTGGAAAAGTCGATGAAAGATAAAGACGATCGCGCCCAGGGTAATCCTCAGTTTTCCGGTGGCGGTCGCCAGCAGGCTGGCGCTAACCCTTACGCACAAAACCCTAATGCTGTCCCTCAGTCTCGTCTGCAGCAGGCGGCTAACCAGCATGCACAGAACATTCAGAATCCGCCAGATTTTGACGACGACATCCCGTTCTGAATGACGAAAAGAGCATGAAACACGCTCATGACGATATCAGGGTTGGCGTGGTGCGCCTTCCCTTTCTGAAAGAAGTGAATGGCTGGCTAATGCCCTGGGGTGAAGTGGTGAGAAACCCTTTAAAGGCTCAGCGACTGGCTGAAGAGCTGGACATGAAAAGAGGTGCGCAATGAGCAAGCGATACTCCCTGATTTATGCAGATCCGCCCTGGCTTTTCCGCGATAAGGCAGCCGACGGTAAGCGTGGGGCCGGGTTCAAGTATCCAGTAATGAACGTTCTGGATATCTGCCGGTTGCCGGTGTGGGAACTCGCCGCCGATAACTGCCTGTTGGCGATGTGGTGGGTGCCGACCCAGCCTGTCGAGGCTCTGAAAGTTATGGAGGCATGGGGATTCCGCCTGATGACCATGAAAGGATTTACCTGGCATAAGACCAATAAGCACAAAGGCAACAGCGCAATCGGCATGGGACACATGACCCGGGCAAATAGCGAAGACTGCCTGTTTGCGGTGAAAGGAAAGCTACCTAAGCGAATCGATAAGTCAATCTGCCAGCATGTCACAGCACCGCGCCAGGAGAATTCCCGTAAACCGGATATCGTGCGCGAAAAACTGGTGCAACTGCTGGGCGACGTGCCGCGCATCGAGCTCTTCGCCAGACAGTCGTCTCACGGCTTTGACGTATGGGGCAACCAGTGTGCATCGCCAGCGATCGAGCTATTACCGGGTTGTGCGGTTGACGTTGTGAAGACGGAGGCAGCATGAGCGCGGCAGCTTACTACAACGAGATCGACCCATTCGCGGCGCAATGGCTGCGCAACCTCATAGCCGGCGGCCATATTGCACCTGGTGAAGTTGACGAACGGAGTATTGAAGATGTCACACCTGACGACCTCAGAGGATTTACCCAGTGCCACTTTTTCGCCGGCATCGGCGTCTGGTCCCATTCCCTCCGCCTCGCCGGATGGCCCGATGATAAACCAGTCTGGACTGGTTCCTGCCCGTGCCAGCCTTTCAGCGCGGCAGGCAAAGGAGATGGGTTTGCTGACGAGCGGCACCTATGGCCAGCCTTCCAGTGGCTCATCGCACAGTGCAGCCCTGACGTCGTATTTGGCGAGCAGGTTGCAAGCAAAGACGGCCTCAATTGGCTCGACACTGTACAAACTGACCTGGAAGGAACGGGTTACACCAGCGCAGCGCTCGATCTCTGCTCTGCGGGCTTCGGCGCGCCCCACGTCAGACAAAGACTTTACTGGCTGGCCCACCGCCACCGCCAGCAACACGAAAACAGCGATACGCGATCCGGAGAAGATTATGCGGCGCAAAGCCGATGGCCGGCAGCAGAACCTGCAGGACATTGTGCAACTGGCCACATGGACAACTCCGAGCGCCAGCGACAGCAGGCGCGGCGGCACCGGGATTACACCGGGCATGACGGGCAGCAGCCTGGCGCAGCTGGCGAAAATGGCGGGCTGGAACACTCCGACGGCTTCGGATTCGAAGGGCGGTTATCAGGGTGGCAGGATCCGGGACGGGAAACTTTCGACCGACCGACTGGATGTGACAGCTCAACTGTCCGGCCCCTTGAGGTTAACGGTTTTTGGCGTGCGGCTGACTGGATATCCTGCCGGGACGGATGGTACCGGCCAGTTGAACCCGGCACATTCCCGCTGGTTGATGGGGCTACCGCACGCATGGGACGAGTCGAGTCCAGGGTGGCAAGAGTGGCAAGCAGCAACCGCGTCGGCCGCCTGAAGGGTTACGGCAACGCCATAAACGCACAGGCTGCCGCGGCTTTCATTCGCGCTTATATGGGGGTCACATGACGCCAGAAGAACAGAAAAATGCCCTGCGCAACGTCGCACGCAAAGCAAACGATGAGATTAAGGCGAAGAGGATGGCATCACCTGCTGTTAGTTGCGACGAGATATCACGGCCGATCCTTAACGGATGCATGTCGGTCATTAAGCAGCTCGGTTTAACACCAAGCCACCTCTATGTCGAAATCGGCATTTTGAACGGAAAGATAAAGGAGCGCTGATATGCCAGAAATCATCGATCAGGCCAACGAGCTGGCCGAGCTTCAGCGAGAAGCCGCCATTGCAAAGTGCCGCATCAACCATAACGCAGTATCGGCAACTCATTGTGTGGAGTGCGGCGATGAGATACCGGCGCGGCGCCGGGAACTGGTGGCTGGATGTCAGCGCTGTGCTGACTGTCAGGAGGAAGAGGAATTACGCGGTAAGCATCGGAGGCCGTGATGTTCAAGTTAATTCAGAGAGGCCAGGTCTTTGCTGATTGCCACGGATGGCCGGTAATTGTCGCCGGCAGTGACGCTAAGGTGGTTCGCTACTGGCGCCAGGGGCGGATCAACACAGCAAGCATAGACCGCTTTAATAATGATTTCGAGCCGCTCTCTCACGAAGAGGCCCAGCAGATAAAGGCAGATCTGGAGCAGAGCGAACACATTAAGAAACTGCGCTCACAGCGGGCGGCGTAACCGGGAGGAAATATGGCGTCTGATAGACCGATTACAGCACAGCAGGCCGCCGATTTGCTCATCGTGTCGGCGCGGGTGATCTACCGCCTTATTGATTCTGGAGAACTCGCCGGCCGTAAGGTCGGCAACAAGTACAGAACGACCGAGGCTGCGTGTATTGCATATTTGAAAACCCCGCGCGATCCTGTCATCGCGAACGCGGGTGAACATAAAGGAGAAGTTTTATGTCAATCACCCTCAGGGGCGGCGTGTGGCACTGTCATTTCTTTACGCCGTCAGGAAAAAGAGTTAGGCGATCTCTTGGCACGGGGGACAAAAAGCAGGCTCAGGAGCTCCACGACAAGCTGAAGGCGGAAGCGTGGCGGGTTGACCAGATCGGCGACCTGCCCGTAAGAACCTTCGAAGAGTGCTGCATCCGGTGGCTGCGGGAAAAGGACCATAAGCGATCGCTGGATGATGACAAAACCAAAATTGAGTTTTGGCTGCAGCATTTTTCCGGCCGTGATGTCTCGAAGATAACGGCGGAGGAAGTTCATGAAGCCGTTAACGGGATGATCAACCGTAAGCACCTGCAGGTGTGGGAGAGTAAGCGTGATGCCGCGATGAGGAAGGGAAAGCCGGTTCCGGAGTACAAACCACGGCAGGTTTCGCAGGCTACGAAGGCTCAACACCTTTCCTTCATTCGCTCCCTTCTCAGGGCCGCGGCGAATGACTGGGGCTGGATAAAAACAGCCCCTGTTATCAAAACCCGCAAGCCGATCAGTAAGCGGATACGGTGGCTGACCAGAGAAGAAGCTGAGCGGCTGATCGAGTGCATGCCGGAGAGCATTAAGCCAGTGGTGATATTTGCACTGGCAACCGGCCTTCGCCGCTCAAACATCATCGGGCTTGAATGGCAGCAGGTCGATATGCAGAGAAAGGTTGCATGGGTAAATCCGGAGAACGCAAAAGCGGGCAAGGCGATTGGCGTGGCTCTGAATGATACCGCATGCAGGGTATTAAGGGATCAGATAGGGAAGCACTCCAGGTGGGTGTTCGTTCACACCACGGCAAAACATCGCCCTGATGGAACGCTGACGCCCGCGGTTAGAAAAATGCGGGTGGATGACAATAACGCCTGGCGCGCCGGGTTGAAAAAAGCGGGGATCGAGGATTTCCGTTTTCACGACCTCCGGCACACCTGGGCGAGTTGGCTTATTCAGTCCGGCGTACCGCTTTCTGTTTTGCAGGAAATGGGAGGATGGGAGAGTATCGAGATGGTACGTCGTTATGCTCACCTGGCGCCGAACCACCTGACCGAACACGCACGGAAAATTGACGCCATTTTTGGCGCTAGCGACACAAATACGACACAAGGAGGAAATCAGGCTGGTTTAAAACTGGCGTAA